CGACTCTGCCACGGTCAAGGCTTGCGACTCTGCCACGGTCAAGGCTTACGACTCTGCCACGGTCGAGGCTTACGACTCTGCCACGGTCAAGGCTTACGACTCTGCCACGGTCGAGGCTTACGATAACTCATATGTTGAGGATTGCACTGGGAACATAAACACAGTTTCCGATCATGGAATAGTCAAAGACTACTACAATCATAAGATATATATAAAGAAAGGAAAATTCGAGATTATCGAGATCGAATAAATTCAAGGTCTTAGCTTATCGGTAGAGCGCCCCTAACATGGGGATGGCCGGGTTCGACTCCCGGAGGCCTACTAATCAAGATATATGAGAGACATCTACATCAAAGACCCCGACGGCGAACCGGAGTACGACGGGGAGGAGGACAACGAGGAATATGAGGAGAGCATGGAGGAGCTTAGGTTCCTATGCGATTCATATAATTGGTAACACCTACCCTTACGAGGTGCAACCCCGACCCAGACCGGCAACCGATATCCTAGACAAGTGGTAGGCCATGACGATATCATTGGCCCGGTGGAAAGGGACACGGTAGTGAGGGAAGGGCGGCCGATGGTCTTAGTCCGGGTTCGACTCCCGGAGGCTGACGAAACATTTAAAAAATAAATATTATGCCTATTTTAAAGAAAACAGACGTTAGGCCGCTTAGACCTATTATCATGGTCATTTACGGCACACCGGGAACAGGAAAGACATCCCTTTCCAACACGAGCGAGAACCCATTATTGATCGATTGCGACCGGGGATTTGACCGGGCGGCGAATCAGGTCGACACGCTTACGGCGCAAACATGGGAGGATATTCTCTCCGAGGAAGGCTCGATGAAAGGATATAAAACCATTATAGTGGACACGGCGAAATCAATGCTGGATGATTTCTTGGCCGTATACGGGGTTAAGCAAGATTACAAGCTGAGCAAGAACAAGCTTAAATTGTTCGGTTACATAGCGGACGAGTTCAAGAACTTCGTCAACAGGAGACGGTCCGATTGCTCGGATATCATCTTCGTATGCCATGACAAGGAGACCCAAGAGGGAGACTTGATAAAGCATTCCCCGGACTGCACGGGACAATCCAAGGACCTGTTGATCCGTATAGCGGATCAAGTGGGGTTTATCACCATGATAAACGGGAAGAGAACCATATGTTTCGATCCTACGGATACCACCGTAGGGAAGAACGTGGCGCAAATACCGCCAACCGTGATACCCGAATGCAACTCAGCGGAGTTTCCCTCCTTCATGGCCGGTATAGTGTCAAAGGTTAAAAAGGCCATACAAAGCAAGACCGAGGAACAAAGGATCGCCATGGAAGCGTTGGATCGAGCGAATATAGCGCTGGAAGCCGTGGAGACGGAAGAAGAGGCGAACCGTATGATAGAGATAAAACAATCTCTAAACAAGGTATTCGAGAGACCTTTTAAGGAGAAGATGATAAAAGTCCTAGGAGAGAAAGGATTCGTATTTAACAAGGAAACGGGTAAATTCGTCAAGGATGAAAAGGTTGCTTAGGGTGACCCAACTGGAGAAGTTCAGGCGTTACATAACGGAACATTCCGAATATGATGACGAGCGATCGGTCATAGACAATCTCACCGGGCAATTCACGGGAAACCAGTATACGAGAGTGGGGACGGCCTTTCATAAGATAGTGGAAGGCGATACCCTCGGATGCAAAAAGATCCCGGGAACGGAGACGGAGATCCCGGGGAGGGAGTTCGATATAGACGGCTACCCCGTGAAGCTGGACTTGAAACAATGCAAGACAGCTCTGGAATACAAGGACCGCTTCCCTAATGCCTTCCACGAGATAAGGGAATACATGGACATGGGGGAAATAGTCATAACGGGTTGTGCCGATATCATAAACGGACTTGAGATAAGGGACATAAAGACGAAATACTCCCCTATAAAGGACTCCGATTATACGGATAGTTGCCAGTGGAGATTCTATATGGAGCTATTCGGCGTGGGAGACTTCTTTTTCGACTTGTTCCAGTTCGTTGGATACGACAAGGACAAACATGGTTATGATGTCCGTGGACTGGAGCTTAAGCCTTACGCCCCGGCTGTCGGATGTCATTGGTACAACACCATGGAGCAAGACAATCGTATATTGCTTAAGGAGTTCGTCCAATGGTCCAAGTTCAGGGGGCTATTCGATAATTTACCAATCTACAAATCATAAAAGAGCATGAGCAAGAGCATAAACCAATGCCTATTGATAGGCAACGTAGGTAAGGACCCGGAAATAAGGACTTTCGATAATGGGGTCAAGGCGGCGACATTCTCCTTGACTACCTCCACCGGAGGTTACAAGAGGCAGGACGGCACGGATGTGCCGGAGAAGACGCAATGGCATAACGTCGTGGCATGGCGTGGACTGGCCGATATAGCTGAGAAATACATCCACAAGGGAGACAAGGTGACAATCCTAGGGACGATCAATTACAGGGAGTACGAGAAAGACGGCATAAAACGGTATGTTACCGATATATTGGCATACGATATCATGTTATGCGGAAAGAGCGACAGCGCCGGTCCCAGACCTCAAGTGACCGCCAACGACGTTCCATCCCAATCTGATTTCCCGCCTATGGCTCAACCCATAGACGATTTACCTTTTTGATGTATGGTGTTCAACACGAGAAACGTATTTGACAGGGAGAGAGCGATAACTTATTTCAATAAGATCATTAAATCGGGGGAATTCATCGAGGTATCAATGAAAAGGAAGCAAAGAACCTTGAACCAAAACGCTCTCTTCCACTTATGGATACAAGTGATAGCAGATCATGCCGGTTATACCTCCTTGGAGGATTGCAAACGGGATGTCAAGAGAGCGTTACTAGGAATGAGAGAAGACATGAGCAAGATCACCGGAGAGACACAGATGGTGGATTACCAGACATCTTCCATGACAACCTCCGAACTGTCCTCACTCATGGATAAGATGAAAGTCTGGGCGCAAACCGATCTAGGTTGTTATCTTCCCTATTTCGGAGATCCCGGCTACGAGGAAATGTATCAACAATACTGCAGGAGATGAGAAAAAGCGACAGGCCTCCAAATTACCTGATCAACAAGATCGTGAGGCATGTAAACATTATTATTACCGCTCCTTATGGCAGCGTCAAATACATGGATGCTGCCAGACTCCTTAAAAAGGAAGTCAAGAAGCTGGAAACCTATAAGAGATACGATAATGAGAGATCTTAAATACTGCCTCAATGAGGCTTGCTCTAAAAAGCATTGCCTTTGCCATCAACGGCAAAAGCATTGGACGTCCTCGTCTAAGACAGGCGGAGAAACAAGGGCTACGGCCCTATTTGAAGGGAGAACCCCTTGCAAAGGATATATCCCACAATATGACAGAAAAAAGTATAACATTAATTATTAAAGTATATGGAAAAATTCATCGCTCAAAACGAGCCTTTATCAAACAGGCCGCAAATCCTAGAGGACTCATGCGACGCCGTCGAGGAGATCTGGTACAATCATCCTTTTACCGAGGACGAGTTGAATGAGATCAAGACCAAGCTAGCGGACACGTCAATTGATATAACCGAATTGGAACAGGAGAAAGCGGACTGGATGGAGTCGTACAAATCACGGCTAAAACCGCTTAATACGGCCAAAGCAAAGTATCTTGACCAGATCAAGCGTAAATCCGAGGATATCAAGGACAAGTGCTATAAGTTCCTTGATCACGAGAACAAGGAAGCCAATTATTATAATGGTGCCGGCGAACTTGTCTATTTCCGGAGGATGCAACCCCAAGAAATGCAGAAATCAATTTTTAATATTAATCGTAAAACAGGAACAGAATCATGAGTGAGAACAAATTAAATGTGGTTGTACCGAAAGATTATAGTGGTGCACCAATCGAAGTAGTATTGAGAGAAGGAAAAGCCCCCGTAGCGCTCGACCCGAAAGAACCAACTCCCGTTGATATTGAAGGAACGATTGACAGCCCTTTGCGTTGGCTCGAAAAACGAGTGGGGCTTATCGATCAAAAGCGGGCAAATATAACGGTAAACCGTGATGATATGGAAATATCTTTAGTGGACAAAGAGACTGATTACTATAGAAACCGTATTACTGGAGTATTACAGCCGTCCAAAGAAATGGTTGAGTTTGGTATCAATGCGGAAAAGAAGTGGGAACCTATCAAGTTGTCCAAGTTCTTCAAGATGCATCGTGCCTTCTTCAAGGACAAATCGGAAAACATGACGCTGGTATCTGCCTTGAAAAACTTCAAGGCAAAGGTAAACCAAGACATAGAGCGAAGCAAGGAAGAGAATGGCAGCAGAACCGATAACTATTCGCAGGTGGTTGATTCCAATCTCCCGGGGTCGTTCAAGTTGAACATCCCACTTTTCAAGGGTTTTGCGTGTGAGGAAATCGAGGTTGAGATTTACGCTGATGTGGACGGAAGAGACGTTTCGCTATCCCTTGTGTCAGCTGGGGCAAATGAAGCCATTGAGGAATACAAGAATAAAGTGATTGACGAGCAACTGGATGCCATCAGAAAGATCGCTCCAGATATCGTAATAATAGAAATATAATAACGCAAGTTTCGTGTTTTTCATGGTATTAGATTTGGATTAGAATGATTATCCCTGCCGTCCGTGAGGATATGCGGGGCAAACACGGTGGTATGGCGGAATTGGTAGACGCTAAAGTTAATTCCTTATAGAGTGGTTGAATGAAGGTTATCGTAAAATAAACTGAACTAGCCAAAGGAAGTATAACGGGTAAGGCCGAATGTCACCGCAACGTGCCAATAACAAAACTATCAGGTGAGAGTCCTGAGAAAACTCCACTCATGCGGGTTCGAGTCCCGCTACCATCACAAATAACAAATCTAATTATGGAAACAATACAGAATTTAGATCACTTGACAATGGCCATGTACCTTATCACCGCAATACTCGGACTTATAGCAGTGATCTTGGCTATATTCTTACTAATAAACGATAAAGAAAGGAGGAATCCGTGGGAAATAAAAAACATGATTTAGTGATAGCCGTTGACCCGGACATAGATAAATCCGGCGTATGCGTACTGTCTCCTTCCACGAGACAGCTAATTCTAAAGAGCCTCCCCTTCCCAGTGTTGGTCGATTTCATAAAGGAGGCAAGAGAGAGATACAAGGGGATAGACATAGTGGTCATTGTCGAGGCCGGATGGCTTAACGAAAAAAGCAACTTCCATAAGGCTAGGGGTAAATCTGGCGAGAGGATAGCCAAGTATGTAGGTCGTAACCAGCAAACCGGGATATTGCTTCTCCAGATGTGCGAGCACATAGGGATTCCCTGCGAGGAGGTAAAGCCTTTGACCAAGCATTGGAAAGGGGACGAGGGCAAGATAACCCATGAGGAACTCTCCTACATAGTCGGTCCCTTGCCTAAGAGAACGAACCAAGACCAACGTGACGCTACGATTCTGGCTTGGTGGTACGCCGATCTACCAATAAAAATAAAGACTTGGTGATATGGCGAAGAAGAAAGACGAGCAAGAAAAGGTGAAATGTGGCGATTGCGCCAACGGACATCCTCACAAGGGGCTATGCGTTTGGTGCATCATACATGACGCTGGACGGGTAGCTAACTCCACGAGATTTTGTAACACTTTTAAAAAGAGAAAATAATATGGAACAAGAGAAATTTGATTTATGGTGCGTGGTCGAGTTATTCGGCCATTCAAGGATAGCGGGAAGATGTACGGAACAGAACGTGGCCGGTACCAATATGCTTCGGGTAGACGTTCCGGATACGAGTAACCAGCCCGGTTTCACCCGCTTTCTCTCATCGGGGGCCATATACGCTATAAATCCTGTCTCCGAGGAAGTGGCAAGGCAAATGGCGGAGAACCTGCAAATACAACCTGTAAACATATGGGATGTAAACCACCTTGTAGACCAGAAACTAAAGTCCTTGCAGGGAGGAGAATCCCCAGATTTTGATTTTTAGTATATGGATAAGGGTTTCATAATGCTCTCTCGTAAGTTTTTTTCTAATGAAATGTGGGAAGCAGCCCGGACATTCTCGGAGTGCGAAGCGTGGCTTGATCTAATACAATCGGCACGATTTGAGGCAACCGACACGATCGAATGTATCGGAGGTAGAGAAATAACATATGGGAGAGGACAATAAATCCTCTCTATTTTATAATAATCATTTAGATAACTGTATGAAAAGAGGACTAAGCAAGCTTACACCCAAGGAGCTGTCTATGTTAAATAAGACTATTAATGGGAAACGGATAGTATCCTTTTATTCTGAAGATGGAGATATAATTAATGAAATGATGCCTTCTTACGATAAACTTCGAAAATTCAAAATTAAGCATGATATCATTTATGCACTTGATGGAACAATAGTAAAGCGCATACCTATCGGTGGCAGAGCAATATATCTTTTTGCAGAGAATCATGGAATAAGCTCAAGAATGAGAGATGCAATTCGTGAAGAGGCCATGAAACTAAATGACAGTATAAAAAGAAAAGTATTTGAAAGAGACGGTAGATATTGTGCTGTTTGTGGATGTTCTGAAAAACTCTGCATAGATCATATTATTCCTGTATCAAGAGGAGGCTTTACAGTTTTGGACAATCTTCAAGTATTATGTGAGAAATGTAATTTACAGAAAAGCAATATGACAATGGAGGAATTTAAATTGTGGAGAAATAAACATGGCACGACCAAATAAAGAAGGACTAGACTATTTCCCTTTCGATACTAATTTATTCCAAGACATTCGCATCCGTAAACTAATCAAGTATCAAAGCGGTAAAGCCGTAACAGTATATGCTCTCCTGCTATGTATTATCTACAAGGATGGGTACTACATGAGGTGGGACAAAGAGTTGCCCTTCATTATATCGGAACAAACCGGGTTTGAAGAGGCGTATGTATTGGAGGTTATTAACAGCTGCTTGAAACTGGGGTTATTTTCCAATGAATTATACACGTCTGATGGGATATTGACTTCGAGAGGAATACAAGAGAGATATAAAAAAATATGCGATTTATGCAGAAGAAAAAGTGAAATTTCGGAGTTTTCACTTATTTCTTCGGAAGAAATCGGTATTTCTTCCGAAGAAAAGCCTATAAACTCCGCAAAAAGTACACAAAGAAAAGGAAATAAAAATAAAGAGAGTCTTAATACGCGTGAGACGCTTTTCGAGAATTTCAAGAATGAGTTATTGGGGGACGAGGAATGGCGCAGATACGCTTGCCAGATATCGGGATTGAGCGTCGCTTTCAACGACCTCATTCCCGACGAGCTGGATAACTTCCTCGCTTGGATGGTATCCACCGGGGAGGGCGATACGCTAAAAACGATAGATGACGTTAAGAGACGATTCACCTATTGGTGGCAGGGAACAGGACTAAGGGCTTATAATCAAAGACATAATGGAGGAACAAGAAAAGAAACTTTCGGAGGCTATACAAGCCATGCGGGGGCCTACGGAAAAAGAGAGGCTCCAGCAAAAACAGGTGTTCAACCTAGTGAAGAAGCACGCAAGGACTATACAGAACGTTTCTAGGTACGATCTCTCGGACGATACGGAGTACATCAGCCACGCCCGGATGATAAAGGCGCTAGGTTGTAATTACCTAGGGATCGAGAGGCGGCAATTCGAGACAGACAGGGGGAATGACAAGGTTTTGAGATTCCTGTTGTATTATTTCAACGATTGCCCGTTGGCCGAGTCCGTATTCCCGGAGGAGAACTATAAGCTGCACAAGAACCTCCTTATCGTGGGAGATCCGGGAACGGGCAAAACGCTCATGATGCAGATATTCGCCGATTACCTGAAATTGACGGATAACCCCAAACGCTTCGTGAACCTATCCGTGACCCAGATGATGAACTATTACAAGATCTATGGTCACATAGACAGGTTCACGTACAACGAGGAGGCCGGGAAAGGGAGCATAGAAGGGAACCCGTTCGATATCTGCCTTAACGATATCGGTCTTGAGACGGAGAACCAGAAAAGCTACGGCACCAGCCTTAACAGCGTAATAGACGAGTTCCTATACGCGAGGTACGAGATATACCAGTCCCATCAGAAGAAGTATCATATCACTTCCAACCTGTCCGTCACGGATTTCAAGAATCGGTTCGGAACTAGACTTGTGGACAGGTTCAAGAGTTTTAACGTGATAATCCTAAACGGAGAAAGCAGGAGAAGATAACATGGAAATAACAGAGAGATTGAGAAACACCCCTACCGGTTTGATCGTGTTGGTAGGAGACATGAAAATTGTCGTGGAAAAGTACAGGCCTTACTACAACGGGCAGAACAAGATCCCGTGCAGGGGATGCGTCTTCCGGGACGAGGGAGCGAGATTCTGCGAATACAACAAGGCTTGCATGGCCCATCTGAGGCCGGATCATGAGAGCGTGGTGTTCGCTAAAACCAAGGAGATATGACACATGGATCATATGTATAATAAACATATTTACCAATGGAGATATTAAGGTGTAAGGTATGCGAGGTGTGTGGAACGGTAGACCCTTCTAAAAGATATGAATGGGCCAATGTTACAGGATATTACGCTGATGTAGAACATGGATATAGGAGAATGTGCTGTAGATGCCATAGAAAATTTGACAAATCAAAAGAAGGAGTAAAGAATAATGTTAAACGAAAAAAATAAGAAAGGAATATTTGCCAGAGAAGGAGGCCGGTTGACTCACGGATCTCTGTTCTCTGGCATTTAGGTGGGCGGATTTGACCTTGCCGCCGAATGGATGGGATGGGAGAACCTGTTCCATTGCGAGATTAACGAGTGGTGCCAAAAGGTACTGCGGTTTCATTTCCCAAAAAGCATTCAATATGACGATATTACAAGAACTGATTTCACTCCGTGGAGAGGGAAGGTTGACCTGCTCACAGGAGGGTTCCCTTGCCAGCCATTTTCAACGGCAGGAAAGCGAAGGGGAGCGGAAGATGACCGTTACCTCTGGCCGGAAATGCTTCGGGCAATACGGGAGATACAACCCGCTTGGGTCATTGGTGAGAACGTTGCTGGAATCACCAGCATGGTACAACCCGGCAGTGAGATTACGGTGGAAAGTCAAGCCTCTTTGTTTGAAACGTCTGACAAGGAAACGCTACTCGAGCAAGAATACGTTATCGAGACCGTCTGCCGAGATCTTGAGCGTGAGGGATATTCCGTCCAGCCGATTCTTATTCCAGCTTGCGGTGTCGGAGCCCCGCACAGGAGGGACAGGGTATGGTTTATTGCCAACCGTACAAACTCAAGGATTGAAGGTTTGCGACAAGAACGGAAAAACGAAATTCATGAATTTGAACCTACTTCCCACTCCAACGGCACAAGGGGGCTTCAATTCGGGGAAAGGAGAGATATTCGTGACAAGGAACAATACGATCAGGATAAGGAACCAGAACGGCACGAGCATCCGTCTAGGTTTGGAGGGAGTGGTGAAGCATATGTTATATCCGACTCCGACAGCCCAAGATTTCAAGCGAAGGGGACCGAACAGCAAACAACAGGGATTACCAGAGGTGGTGAGAATGAACCTTTTGCCAACACCGAGGGCGAACAAGGTAAACGGAATAGATTTGAACAACCCCCAAATGGCACAAAGGAACAAAGGAAACTTGGAAGAATCTGTTGCGAAAATAATTCAAAGTTCTCTATACGAGAATGGTCAGACTTCCCAACTCAACCCCCTGTTCGTGGAAGAGATGATGGGTTACCCTTTGATGTGGACTACCTTGCCATTCCTTTCACAAGATGGAGAAAAGAGTCAATAAAAGCCTACGGAAACGCCATCGTCCCACAAGTAGCATTTGAGATATTCAAGGCGATAGAGGTATCAATTCATTCATCATAGTTGAAAACTGCATTCATCTATGATGAGAGCAAATATAACAGCATGAACGATTTAGACTTTTGCAGAGGCGTATGGTACGCCATACAGATGCTCGTTGTCGAGCTAAGGGCACCATCTATGGCCGCTAATATAGCTAGGGAGGCCAATTTTTCCAAGGATAAATGCTTGGAGCTCCAGCGTGACAGCGGGGTTTACGATGAAGAGATGAAGGATTTTATTAATGAGGAAATAAAATAACAGTCATGAGAAATAAAGAACTAATCGCTCTTCTCCAAGAGCAAGACCCGGAAGCGGAGGTAATGATACGCACGTCTGATGGAGAGTATGAGTACGATCCGGTGGATGTCACATGGGACGAAGAGATAGAGTGTATAATTATTCAGGAGGGATAGATATGAACTTGTTTAACGAAGAGATAGAACAGCAAGCTATAGAACGTATTCAAAAGTTCGCTAAAATAGCGAGAGCCATGGGTTTCGAGGTGTGTCTTGGATTCTCCGGAGGGAAAGACAGCCAAGTATGCTATGACTTATGCAAACGTTCGGGAATAGATTTTAAGGCCTATTTTAACCATTGCTTCGAGAGTAATATCACGATTCGGTTCATAAGAAAAAATTATCCAGATGTCATATATAGAAGGGTTGTTAAAGAAGGGTTCATCCGTAATATCAGAATAAATCATAGAGGTTTTCTCCCTTCTGTACAATCCGCTTATTGTTGTGAGGATTACAAACATAACCCGGAATCGGTAGATGATTGTAGTATTGTAGGTGTACGAAAAGCTGAAAGCGCAAAACGTATGGCAAGAACAACGTTTGAAGCTAAGAACAAAACTGTAATGAAGAAAAACAAAGAACTATTTAGCGATTACTTCGAGGATCGATGTCAATCTATAGGAACGCCCAATATAATACAATTGAAGCCTATTATTGATTGGACGGACGAAGATGTTTGGGATTACATTAAGAAGTATAATTTACCCTGTAATACTGAATATAAAACCTCAAAGCGTGTTGGGTGCATTGTGTGCCCTAAAGCAAATTTCACATCAAACAGTATAGGATTGATGAGATACCCAAAACTGATAGACGCTTTCATATTGGCGAGGGTAAAAGGCGGCTTGGATATAGATTGGTGTATCTCTTCAGAAAATCTCAATTGCGAAGACAACAAGCCTTACTATATCTGCCGTTGGCTTAATCACTCGTTCATGCCATTCTCTAAAAAACAAAAGGTATTGTACGAGAAATTTAGAGATAAATATGACAATATAAAAAGTAATAAAGATGGAAAATAAAGTAAAACAATGTCCCGAGTTTCCTTTTTTTTCGGTGCATCTTATCCAGACGCACGTTGTATCAATGGATATTTATGGGATTTGGATAAATGTAACGAAAACGGAGAACTATATGGAGAGGGTGATATCCCTTGTCCGTTCTGCAAGACCGAGGAATTTATTGAGCATGATCCTTTTTCCAAGGAAGATGAGTTCTATGAAGGTATTGAGGATGAAGAAAAAGCCAAGGAAAAAGCTCGTGAATGGTACTTATCTTACATTAACAAATTGAGGGAAAGATATGGCTAAAGAATACGCTATAGGCGAAACGTTCCGTCAAGGGAAGGTTAATCTAAAGGTTTGCGATGGTCTTTGCATTGACTGCTATTTCTTTAGCAGACCTAAAGAAGAATGTGAAAATATGGCTTGTTTGGATTTACAAAGAGAAGACAATCAAGATGTAATATTTTTAGAGGTGAAGGAGGATAAAGCATGAAGAAAATAATGAAAACCATCCATGTGTATAGCGAAGGCAAATATATGGGGAATATAATGTACAACCATAGAATTCCCCTGTTCTCAGAGGAGGAACTTGAAGATGAGATATTAAGGCATTTCCCTAATCTTGAAGGGAAAAGATGGAATTTAAAATTTTGCTAATAAATAGAAATCATGAATCAAATTTGCACGAATAAAGAACAATCACTCCGGCTATTAGAGGCCGGGGTGAACCCGAAGACGGCGGACATGTATCTTGACGAGTTCGAATGTCCGGTCGCATTTGAATATGGCAGGGTTGAAAAGCATGTGGGTCAAGATATGGCATTCTCGGCTTGGTCTCTATCTAAGATGATAGAGATGTTGCCTACAAATATTAATGGGTATATTTTGAGTGTAGACTTCGAAAATAAAGGGATGGAATATTCAATGACTAATTTTTGCGATAGACTTGACTATCTTTACATTAAAGGTTACGAAAACCTATTTGATGGTATAATTGATTGCATCGAATGGCTCATCAAGGAAGGACACCTTGACAATAAATACCTAACAGATAAATGCGGCGATTGCCGACTTATCGAGGATGAAGACGCTAACGGAGACGCTTGGTGTTCATTTCATCAAAAGCCGGTAAGGTGCGATAGCAAGGCTTGCAAGGATATTTTAGAGAAAGGAGGATCAAATGCGTGAGATTAAATTCAGAGGGAAGAATCTTAATACTAAAGAGTGGGTGTATGGAGATTTATTGCAATGGAATGATGGAGAAACAGCTATTGGTGTTCATGGACAATTCATTGATGACGGTTATCATTTTAATGAAAACTATGATAAAACACCTTATGTTGATGAAACTACCGTAGGCCAGTACACAAGCCTAAAAGACAAGAACGGAAAGGAGATTTACGAGGGGGATTTAATAAAAGCTCCAAGCGGACGTATTTATTCCGTTATATTCTCAACATGGAAATATGAAGAGAAAAGAGAGTTTCCCAAAGTAATTGACTTGTATGAACATACAGGATGGTGCATATCCCTAGATGGGGTTAATCCATGTGAACTGCTAGACTTTGAGGTGTGCCAAGGAAGTGTTATTGGGAATGTTTATGACAATCTCGAATTGCTGAAAGGAGGTAATGATGAAAGCAACATATAATACCATCGATTGGGAACAGCGTAGGTACGAGCTTGCTAAAAGCGCCATGAATGGTATTTTAAGTGATGAAAATGAGGTGGGTTATGCTTGTTCTGAGGTAAAATACGGGGAAAACGAAAAAAATACGACTCCAAAGGCTATCGCTCAATATGCAGTTGCTTGCGCAGACGCACTGATAGATGAATTGAGGAAAGGAGGATCAAATGATTAAGGCAACGCTTGTAGACTAATAAAGGAAGGAGATGCCTGCACATCTCCTAAAAAACAGCTAGGCTTACTTTTTATCGCTCACCAAGAAAGAGAAGTAACGAGAGGTCTTAGGATAGATTCTCTTACCATTCTTTACTATGTAGCGACAGAAAATACGAGTCTTGCTGTCTTCGCGCGTTTGGTCTTCCACATTAAACACCTCCTTTCCGATTTGCCTGACGACCTGCATCGTCAAGCTATATTTAGCTACGCCCTGTCAAGCGAAACTAAAAAAGCCCAAAGTTACAGGACAATGGGCTTGTGTCTTTTCTCGGACAAGGGAGATAGGACAAGGAGGTGAATGACAGTTCACCAGATTGGAGGTGTTAATGTTCCAACCAAACGCAACGCAAATATACAGGTTTACCGTGTACTAACAATGTGTGGTTAGCAATATTTAAATATTATTTAAAATCATGGAAAGAGATATTGATATGAGACAGACAGTAGAAGAAGCGGCTCATTTATTCGCTGAAAGCAGGAGTAGCGGTAGTGCATTCCCGGCGTATTATCAGGGATTTATAGCAGGTGCCGAATGGCAGGCAAAGCAATTCCCGTGGATAAGCACAAAAGATAAGTTACCTGATGATGAAGATCTGGTAATAACTGGCTGCTGGTGTACTGATTATTTTAAATACTTACAACAGGGTTGGTATTGCAGAGAATGTAATGAATGGTATGATACTAATGGTGATAAAATTTGTGTTACCCATTGGATGCCTATACTCGATCTGAGGAATAGTATTAACCGAGCCTTCATGGGAAGGCTCATAATTTAAATAACATGTGCGTACTTATTTACGACGGGGATGTAGAAATACAATCCCCTAAACAACTAGAGGATCATTTCCCGCAAATCACGAAAATGATCCCAGCGGAAGGGTATGACAATATCATACCGGAATCTTGCCTGTGCCAAGTGGACATAGAGAATACTCTTGATAGTGCCGGAATAAAGTATATTGAAGATTGCGGGGACTATATAATCATTAATTCATGGGAATAAACCAAATTGTCCGGGACGAGCGAGAATTAAAAAAGCTTCTTCGCTCGTCCACTGGGTTAAAAGTATTTGAAGCGATGTTGATCGGAAGTTATAACGGGTTTAGAAGTCTGTCAGACGAGGCGATACAAGACAAAGCCCATATCACTTTTTATAGGGGAAGCTGGGATTGTATTAATGGAGGAATATACAAAATATGTATTTATACCCCTTCCATTGGAAACAGGGCAAATGTACCATACATCCAGTCTATCGTGCGTAAGATAACTAATGCCTTGGATATCCGCTTCGGAAAAGATGGATGGAATGAGTGTAACCGATCATTGCTTGAACGATGGAGACCGTTAAGCAGATTCTCGTTCTATTTGCAGTTGCCTAATTTCAGAGATATCATAACAGGCACATCAAGTGCCGTATCCGAGCCATCACCTCGTAAAAGTTGACAGGCTCGAAATCCAAGGAATCCGTGAGGCGGTCTATCTCCCGTCTTGCGGATTCCTTCTTTGCGTGTCCTTTATTTTTGGTTTTCTTAGTCATCCATGGCACACATATAAATCCAGACCTTGCCTTCCGGAGCGTCATCATCCATGAAGTAGAAATTAATAGCATCCTCGATGATCTTTTTCTCGGCGTCCGGGCCGAACCATTCAGAGAATTTTACTTCCTTGTCATGCCAGTTTGCGTTAAGAGCAACGTACACGTCCCATATGTTGGTATTTCCCGGGATGCTCATACCTTTTATAGCGGTAGCCACCTGCTCCATATTCCAGTGCTCACCTTTATGTTCTCCCGCCTTGCCTTTATGACGCATTGCCGCCACGTCCATCTTGCCAAAGCACTCATTATAATGAGGCCCACAAAACACCTCATGTAAATCACGCATAGCCTCGTCATACGCTTCCGGGTCTTTCTCCCTTAACTTTTCCATAGCCTCCTCCATCACGTCTATGGAGGCCCACATCTTCTTCTCGGAGCCTAGTCCCTTGGCTTGGTACTCCCTTATCTGTTCCTTGTATCTCATATCTCATATTATTATTCGGTAAATATTGATTTCAACTCCAAAAAATCCGCTTCCGTTATACGGATAGCGTTCGTTTCGCCTAGGATAAAATTCATGAGTCCGTTATCTGGAAGCTCTATCAAGATGGAGCCTTCCCCGATCGTCCCCTTGATAAATCCTTGCTCAAACTTATACGGCTTCATGCTCTTGAATACGTTCATGGCGTCATCGAATAACTCTTCCTTATCATAATTGCCGTTCTCGTCAGCCACGAACATCATGAATCCCTCCACCTTCTCAGCGATCTCCTTGTCCTTTTGCACGAGGATGTTATGGACACCTCTTTTCAGATACTTGCCAAGGGGCTTGAATGCCGTGTTCCCGGAGACGAAAGAGTCAACCCTTTCCTCCGCCCATATCTCAACCGAGTTCACCAACCGGCTCTTTAATTCCAAAGCTTGCTGTTTAAGTTCCATGATCCCGATTAATTAGGCTGTTTTTTCTTGCCGCTATTCTTCAGCTTCAAGAACTCAGCGTAGGGCATATCGGCGTATTTAGACGTATACTCATTAAAGAGCGCTATATTCTTGTTCGCTTCCTCCGAGGCCGATTTCTTGACCCTCTTGGTGATTGTCATAAGGCTGTCCAGTATATCCTTCCCGTCCTTGGACTCTTCCACGATCGGGCGCATGATACGCATGTATTCCCGGTTAAGGATGCCCATCAATGCGTTTTGGGCCTTCTGGTATTCCGGGTCGTTGTTTAACACCTCGATCTCCATGTCCGTCATATCATTAACGACCTTGTCCATCTCATCCCATAAGGGAGATTGGCTTCTTTTGGGGTTATTCTGAGTGTTTAACAACCGCTGTTTTTGTACTTGTATCTGATTTAGGGTCTCTTGCAGCTGACGCTCATAAGCCTCCATCTGATTGCTCATGTTACCGTTAGACCCCAGTAACGGGTCACCTCCTATGTATACGTTATTTAATGCCATAATTTCTTTTGTTAGTGGTTGGTGATAGGAAAGTGGTAAGCCCCGAGGGGCTACCACTAACTTTTCTTTCTCTTGCTAACCTTAGCCTTCGCCTTGGGCTTGGGCTTCGGATCATCAAGCTGTCTCAGCGGGGGCGCTTGTCTGGGGAAACCCACAGCAGCTACGGTAACTCCCATAACCGGTAACGACAGGGGTGTTAGGCAATACCAGCTCACCCTTGATGTTACGACAATCAAGCTGTCTCGTGTAGTTGACAGAAGCCGTGAACGCCTTGTCGATCTCGCACTGGATCAGACGATCTTGGTAAGGACGGATAGCGGCACCTACGGCTACCTCTTTCTCCAAATGGCTGATACGGGCATTCAACACGTCAAAACCGTCACGTTGGCTCTTGTACAAACCGAACGCGGCATTGTTAAGCTTGTCGGTCTGATAGTCGTTAAGATCACGGATAGCTTTGTAGTTCCCGAAATCGCCGTTCACTTGTGATTGGTAAATCTGGAATTTCTCGGCTACATCCGTATTACGATGGTCATAATCGGCCTGCATGCTTGAAACGTGAAGTCCCCACAATGAGTTAGTCAAGGCAATAGCCTCCTCACAGCCTTTCTCCCAAGCCATGAACGCAGTCGGAGCGCCTACACCGGAACCACCACCGCCTCCTGTGGTTGTGTTGATGTTAACGTTCTCCGGCATACCGGCTCCCCAGCCACCGCCGAACAAGCCGCCACGGTTACGTGACACCGCCCAAGCTCCAAGAGCCGTACCAATGATACCCAATGTCAAGCCGGCGTTACCCACGCCCTTGCTTGCGTAATCCTTGTGCTCATCCTCATGGACGATCTCTTTCTCCTTAATGATTTTCTCTGCTTCCATATATCATGAATTTTATGGTTATTCCGGGTTATCCCGGACACCACAAAAATCCAGAGAATTGCCTTGCTAAATAAATATCTCCTTGCTAGCTTGTTGCGAGGTTGTTGCTAGTTCTTTGCGGAAGGGGATGAGACAAAAAAAGCCCCCAGATTTTTGGGGGCCATAGGAAGCATAAGGATAGCGGTTAATTATAAATTTATAGCCAATAATTCTTCTCCTAGTTTATGAAGGGCATTCTCCAATTTAACGGTTTGTTCTGGGCGTGGGTTACGCAAACCTGACGCATAATGCCATAATTGCTTTTGGTTTATGCCCGTAATACGTTCTAATCCAGCTTTCGTGAATATCTTTGAGTAGAAATCCAAAAGAGATTTAACATCCATTTTAAACGCCAAACAATACTCACCTTTAAGTGCCTCTGGAATAGCATCGCCAAACTCATTACATTCATCTATTAGTACGTTAATAGAATCAATTATACATTTTTTAATTTCTTCCACGCTTTTACCTGTTGCCACGATACCATCCACTTCTTGCAGATATGCCGAGTAATTATTATCGGTTCTCTCGATTATAACAGTCAACGTTTTCATATTGATATTTTTTAGGTTCATGTTTGTAATTTATCACTCATCCAAAATGAAAGCAGGACTGGCTATATGTCCTGCTATCCATTGGATGTAATCAAATTTTATCAAAGTCAGACTCGCTTAGCCCAGCTTGCTTTAATATTGATTTTAGCGTACCAATTGCTAGATCATCATTAGGATTCCCCGGAATAGGAATAGAACGGGGTTCCCCGTCTTTCCTGAATATCCTATGATCCCCTCTAGTTCTTATGTGCACCCATCCATTCGCTTCCAATAAGGCTATAACAGCCTTGATTTTTCTTACCATTTGCAAATCCTTTTGGTTAATAAAATCATCATCTCGGATGAATGAACGCACAAAGATAACTATTTTTCTATCACCTACAATGTTTTCGGTAACTTTTTTTCTATCATTAGTATAACATTTGAACTTTGAAAAAGTTGTAATATAATCATAACTATTCATTTATGTTATCTTTAACGCTCTCCACCGTCCTCCTCAGGTAGTAACTTCTCCTTATTCTGTCCGGGTACAAGTTACGCATCCTGTTGACCGCCTGCCTCGTCATCCCCGTCAGATCGGATATGATATTGTCGCTCAACTTGCGATCGGCCAGTATGGTTATAGCCACTCCCCTAGCGTCAACGTTCCTCTCCTTGTTGTTGCTAAACATCATTACCGGATCGGTTCCGCACTCCTTGCAGACTGCCTCTATCACTTTTTTGTAAAAAATTTCCACCTTATTCATAAACTTTTTTATTTCGTGGTTTGTTTTACTATCAAGCCGGGCACAAAAAATGCACGGCAGAAGAAATAAAGAATCTCTCCCGTCGTGCAGCGATAATTAAAACAAACTTCCGATCCGTTTTAATTCGTGGGGAGATTCTTTCTTTATCTCCCCGCCAACTCGTCCTCTCGGAGTCATTGGATAACACTATGTATCAATATTAAATCACCCTCTCTTATTAATGATCCACCATAACATGACCGCAATCATTCCTCCTACCAACAGATACCACCATACCCTAGGATGGATAAGCCTCGTTTCCTTATCCACGTTTATCGTTTCTCTCTCATCGGAGACGACCGCCTTGTTATTCGTCCGCACCTCTGTCATATCAGATCCGGTCGAAACGATCTTCTCGCCGGATTCCTTTCGCTCCTTTCCTATGGTTATATCGGATGTCTTGACAGGATACAGGTTACCCACGCTGTCTGGATAAGACCACTCCACGACCAAGATCCGGGCGCTCAATCTCTCGTTAGATAATATCCGCTCTATGGCCGAAAGGCTGTCTTTTTTAAAGATACTATCCGATAGACTGACACTTGCAGTGGTATGCCTTTCCGTATCCGTGGATTTCTTGGAAGTTCCACAGGCACAGAAAAGGCATAACAATATGACGTACCATATTCTCATAGCAAGTTCCATCCAGCTATAACGTCCGACATTTCGGCCTCCCTACCGTTCTCGACCCGACTCATACCAGCGACAATACGGATCATCTGCTCACGATCGTTGATGTTGATAGGATCGTCAGCCGGTATCCCGGCGTAATCGGACACGGCCTTAACGTAGGCATCCGTTTCATTCTCATTTTCAGGCGCCCATCTTCCTATCATCTTGCGGATCGTGTCAAGTTTATAGTTTCGATAGTAGTTCGACAGGATCTTAAAGATCGCCCGATAGCCATACGCCATCGTCTCGAACTGCTTAAACGACTTGTCCTTGCTCGGACGTATCTCACCTTGGAACAAGTCTCCGTTGATCCGGATGTTTCCCGGGTTGTTGTTCCGATACCCACGAGGTAAATTATTTTTCCCCATATTTTACTCTCCTTTCTTCTTTTTATTCATGGCATTGGATAAAGCGTTTGTCAAAGCGTCCTCCAAAACCTTTTGCGTTACAACCTTACCGATCATGTCGGCTGTCTTAATCGCCTGCCTCCTTTGTTTAGCGTCTGCCTTCTCCCAGATAGACCTAACCTCCGTTATCAAGATAAATACGGTCACTATCGAGGATACGACCGGGACATTGGTCAAGAAAGGCAGATGGATAAATTCCCAGAACCGACACACGTAGCAAACCGAGTCTATCCCGCACGCTATACATACGCTACCAGCGTAAAGTATGAACTTACTGACCGTCCTACGCATGCCATACGAATTACGCTCCTCGCCCCTCAATTTAGCCTTGTAATAACCCGAGGCGAAATCCCACCCCATCGCCACCATAACGATGAGCATCTCAAACACGACTACAGTCAGTAGCTCCCTCATACTGCAAATCATCTTAAAAAACTCCATTCTTCCGATCCTTTTTTATTTAGTTATAAAACCACTACGCTCTCCTCCTCTCTCGCCGCCTCCCACTCGGCGAAATCGCTATCCACACGGTCTTTCAACGCCTTCCTCTCGTTGAGAAACGTTTTATAAGACTCCACGTATGACAAGTCCAGTATGCCTAGCTGGGCGGCGTTGTAGTCGTTCAGCTTCTTTTGCTCCACGTCCTTGTCCCATAGGGCGTTGATACAGGCCTCCAATATCTTGTTGGCAGTCAACGTGGGCCATACCCTGACCTCGTTGTAACTATAGGAGATCACGGGGGCCATATCGTCACCCATCTCCCTTGTCTCCTCTTTAATATCCCACCGGTAAAGGTAGGATCCGTCACCGTCCTTTTCTATAGTGATCGGTATAGTGTCGCTATATGTTCTTTTCATGTCTTGTTATTTAATCGTTATACAAAAAATTCCCGACGTGAGACGTGCGGCTACGCCGACGTTTTACGAAATTCGGGAAAAAGCAAAGGCGTGAACCGAAGTTACGATCCACAGCGGAAGGCGCACCATTCGCATTCACGCGAGCGAGGCCCGCAGCCGACCCGCCGTCCGCGTTACCGCCAACCAGCACCACCTGCATGCGGTTAGCCGATGTGTAGGTGTAGTAGTAGTCGCACCAGTAGGTAGAGGAGCTACCTCCGACCTCCGTGGCCACTATATCGCCATCTTCCCCAAGCAACATCTTCTTGGCATAACCGTTTGTACGGCAGATATTGCCTTTCTTGTCATAACCGGTGTAAGAGGTGTCGCTGAAATTCGACGGGTCATCGGTAGTCCATAGAATAGACAATCCGGCATCGCCCGTGGTGACCTGTATATTAGCCCCGTCAGTGTATTTCCAGATGTGACCGAACGGATTCTCTATGCCACGATACCTGTTAGCCATCAACGTGGCGTGAGTACCGCCGGAAGCGTTCTTCACGACATACGCCTTCTCTCCCGAGCCGTTCCCGAACTCGTTGGTATAGCCGCATGGGATAAGGGGATTGGAGTTGTTGAAGTTAGTCCAATCCGTCATTTGCGTCGGTCCCGGACCTAGGCCACCTTGGGCGAAACCGTTAGCGTCTTTCTGGGCGTTGAAAGGCTTCTGGCTGTCCAGCGTGGCGTACTCGACGGCGAATAGCCATAACAGGGTCTTGTGGGCGTTGTAGGTGTACATCTCCCATCCGCTGCCACGTTTTCTTGCGGCTTGCCGGAATTGGTCTCGAGTGAGGTTGGTGACGGGACATCCTAACAAGGAACGGTAGGTGCCGTCCCATTCGTCAGTATTGTCGCCACCTCTAAAATTAACATTGGTATTAGCTACGAGTCTTGCAGAACCTAAAGTGCTAGTTATTCTTTCTATCATTGCTTCATAAGTACCGATGTAAAATTTAGGAACCTCTTTATATCCAGGTAAAGGAATGGCTGATAGCATCATTCTAAATTTGGTACCCATTGTATATAACTTATACCAATGCTGTGGTATTTCAGTCATTATAGATTCATTGAGAACCGAACTTTGACTTTCGTTACTGTCATATATGTATTTAATCACTCCACCATTGTTGTCGATAATACTGCGTATCATCCCGCTCTGCACCGGCAACTCCCTATGCAGTTGCATATTTCCCACACGCTTCCCGTCTCGATTGCTAGATGCCATGTCCCACTCTACACCGTAGGCGTACCGCTCCTCTATATCCGGGATGTCCTCCCAAGCGGGGGTCCACTCGGTGGAGAGGTCGCCGTACTCGAGCTTGATCTTGTGGATGGTGGATACAGAGGTAACATTTTGTGGAGCGGAATATATAAGTATAGAAGAATTAGAATCAGCCACTTTCCAATTAAAAGTACTAGAAGCTTTCCCCTCTATAAAACCAGTACTATATATTCTAGTTTCTAAATAATTTTCACCTAATCCTTTAGTGTTATAGATAGAAAAATAATTTTTCCCTTCACCTAATTCTCCCCAAATAGTCAATGTGACTTGTGTACCTTCCGGTATCTGCTCTACCAACCAATAACGGCCCGTTTCGTAATTTGAGTGACTCACCTCCTTCCCAGATCCCAGCAACAGGTTCCTGCCGTACACGGGCAGCTTGCGGTACTTGCCGTCGGCCATCAGCGACTTATCATTGTCCCCCTTGGTCTCCAGCGTTATCGACACGTCCGGATCGTCATTTTTTGCCTTGTCCGGCGTTATGGTTATCTGCCCGTTAGACGGGGTGGATGTGACAACGGGTTTTAGCTTATTAACGTCCGTCCTTAGACCGGTGACCAGATTCCGGATATCCGTATCGTCGTAATTATCCAATCCATCCAACTTACCCTTATCTTCGTCAGTATAATTATTGTCCGTATGGACGTAATTAGCGTCCTTTACGATGTGATCGTCATTTGTTAATTGGGATGTCTTGGTTGGGATCAAAGCCGTTATCTCCGCACGCAAGTCATTGAGAAGACCGGTTAGGGTTTCCTTATCCGTAATACCCTGCAAAAAAAGCTCGATCTCATGGAAGGTATCTATAGCGTCGCTCGCTCCATCACCCAATAACGTGTCGATATCCGCCTTGATAGAGGCGATCTCACTCCTGACCCATCCATCATCATAGTTGGATAAGCCGTTGATCTTAGATAACAACTCATCCGTAAGGTCGTTTGTGCTAAGTCCCTTCCCTTTGATCTTCTCGACAAACCTATCGTCAATCTGTCCGGACGTGTAATAACCTGACAAGATACTCGTGACCTCCGCAAGTATTTGTTTTTTCAAATCCAGCAACACTCCGGCCATATCCTTATCCTCTGTCATACCGGACAAGAACTCCACCACCTCCTGCCATCTGTTGATGACATTGTCCGCGTCCGGATCTCCCGTTATAAACGTGGACAGATCGGAAGCCACTTTCCTTATGGCCGTGTCAAGATCTCCCTCTACCTCCTTCGCCCTGCTGATCTCGGAGGTTAAAGCCTCTCTTAACGTCGTATCATCGTAATTACTCAATCCGTCGAGCTTTTCCAAAAGAGCGTCCGTCAAGTTGTTATCCGTATGCGTGTAATCTGCATCAGTCACGATATTATCAGGTAGAATGGGTATCCCTAACTCCTCTAGGGACTTATCCCCGACCAACTCAACCCCGTTGATCCGTGGTTTATTGGTTATACTTTCATAATCGCCGGTTCCTACGGCAGAAACGGATATATCTCCCGTTAGCCTTACCGTTGTCACCTTGACGCTACCGCATCCCGTATCTCCACCTACGGAGCACGACCGTGGGATAAGACGGAACGCCTCGCAAGCGTCAACGGCCATCATGCCATCTTTCTTATAATTCTCGTATAACGTCAACGTGTAAAACCCGCAATACCTTTGATCCTTCCCATGATAAGAGAACTTTATGACGTTACCGACAAGTATGATATCCTTTATCTCTATCTTTTCGAATGAATTTGACAAGACCACCCTCAAATCCCGGCCCTCAAGAGACTCAGGAATGCCATTGTGCAATATTGTCCATTGGATGGAGATGTCGTTGCCTATGCGAATAGCTTCCATATCCTTTTTTTTATCCATGTTATTGCGCAAACGGGTCTACGATTTTTATATCATAAGATCCAGATTCATTCTCCTTGGCGTAAACATCGACAGAATCCAATTGATCGGAAAGAGTCAACAATGTATTATTATTTGTAGCAATAATTTTTACGGATACGTTATTCATCGATGAGCATTTTAATGATGGCTTTCTAAGTCCTCCATAAATAAAGCAATTTATAATATCGCCTTCATAAGATATTTTATTTATATCGCATATGTTTGTATTATTAATAGAATAAGTTCCCTCAAGCGTCAATGAAGCGCTAAAAACAGAATTGATTATATTTGATACCGTTTTTTTTGAAATGACTTTGGCGCCAAGACAAATCTTACTGGAGGCAAACTTACTAGCGCTCATACCAAACACAATAACAGATTCAATAGCCTCAATTTGATTACAAGACAGTAAAAAAGGAGATATTGAATCAAGGAGTCCTTTTACGCAACCAAACACCAATTTGGGTGATGATGTTAGCTTGAATTTTACAATATTATTATAAACGGAACCAGATCTCACTATTGTTTTATCCTTGATGTCCGACTGGGATGGGGTTCCCGTCTCTAAATGAGAGAACAGATAAAAATCCAATGAATCACTCGTGACAAAATCAAAATCAGAAGATGACAACGTGAAAAGGGCGTTCTTGAAATCGAAGCATACATCGTTATTATACTCATCTATTAATCTCCAGATAAAGCCTTTTCCAGAAGCCGATGCCTCTTTAAAGCGAGAAGTGTCGTTATCCAATGAGTAATAGACTGTCCATAGATCCAGATGGGAGTTTTCGAAATATACATCCCCCTCATGTATCATAGCGGAGGCTTTCTCGGAAAGCTCAGATGAAGACAATGCCTCCACTACGATATCAAATTGATGTCCCGCTGATCTTAACGTGCTAAAGACGGCGTTATAATCCGTTATCCGGTATTTATTCCCTTGAACAAGACCGCCACTATCCCTAAGAGTTACTAGCTCCGAGTGGGTTATCTCGATCAAAGCCCCACCGCCTCCAGAACCGGCCAAATCATACTCTTGCCCGTTTACGTTTACCTTTTTAATCGTGCTCATAATATCCTTAGTGTTTATTTAATTGTTAATATATCATTATCTACCTCCACCGACGTATCGGTAATCGTAAGCGTATCATCGGAAACGCCGGCCGGAAGGTTCCTTGTCAATACAAGCAGGCTACCTATCACGAAGGCCTTGGGTGTCCCGATCATCAATATGTCATTCTCAACCTTCACCGATGGTATCAAGGCTAACAAATCTTGTATCCGCTTGGATTGCTCGTCTATAATCCCGGTGAGCTCTTTATACATATTGTTCACCTTGTTGATCAATGGCTGTATGGCCGCGTCTATTTGCTCCTTTACACTTCCCCCGTCCAGCCGGGGAATCACCACCGTTCCATCCTCCAATATCGAGAGGGCATTCTTCCGGCTCGACTCGTTGTAGCCTATACCATAAGAGAACAAGACTTTACTACCGTTGATCTCAGAGAGGTTGTAACGTCCGAACGACACCTCGTGATCATTGGACACGGAAACATGGTCACCATGGGCAAAAGCGTAACTGGCCCTAACGACAGAGCATGAGTATCCCCCCACATGCGACCATCTGGCATTCCCCCGGATGTAATCATCACCGATATGCGACAGGCAATCTATGACGTTATTCTCGCCTTCCACATGAGCGGCGGTGGCGTAATATATCGTGGAACCATCCCCGGACTCACGTACGAGGTTGGATTTCCCCTCTATGTGACACCCTGTATCCCCAGAGTTGGGATAGACCGTATTCCAGCATCCCTCCATATGGATCACGTGGTCGATCTGAACGGCCCCGTGGGCGGTCACGGATCCCCCCGATACATTCCCACGACCTTCAACGTGTACGCAATTGTTGAAAACAACGTTATTAACTCCCTCTACATGGTTTCTTTCCCCAAAGGAACCATGTATATAATAATCATTAAGCAAGTCCTCGCTTACGATAATCTCTTTCCCCCACGCTAAGCCATAGGTATCCCATATCGTCCTGATCAACTCCTCTTCGTTAAGAATCCTTTTACCCCCCTCAACAGGCGACACGTAATACCCATTCTCTATATGAGCGGCCGATCCCTCGACATGCGACAACCCTCCCCAAGCGATCCCGTTCATTCCTTCCACATGCCCATATGGACCTAGGCACCAAGTCTCCCTCCCCTCGGCATGGGCGTCGGCGGCGAAAACACTCGTCTTATACCCCTCGGCGTGAGCCCGAGGGCCGGTTGCGTTCGTCTCCCGGCCCTCCGCGTGAGCATAGGCGCCGGCGGCCTTGTTGCTCTCGTAATCGTTGAATATCTCGGCGTTCTTGTAACCCGGGTAGTTTTGTCCTACGACGCTTCCTCCTCCGGATGTGATCTTTATATCGCCCTCCCCCAATATGGATTCCCCGTTAACCGTCTTGAAAGAGGTACTTGACGGTAACGCCCCGACCTCGGAGGCCGTATATGAGGGTTTAGTGGATGACATTATCCATTCCGGCTTATTAAGGACATTGGCCCAGTCTATAGTGGCGGGACCTCCAGAAGTCCCGTCCTTGCCTCGCGGGATACCTAGATTTATCACGTACGATGGGTTTCCCGCACTATCAACCCCGGTTCTCACGATATCGCCAGTGGCATCGCTACCCGCGGATAGGGTAGTGACTATCACGTCTTCCAATACCGGGGTTTTCCCGACCAAACCTTCCTCCGGAATAACATCTATCTTGTCAAGCAAGACGTTTATCTTCTCTGTTGTCTTGTTAATGACTCCCATATCACACCTCCTTCAACGATATACCCGTTATTGTTATAGTGGCCGTACTATCGGGGAAGAACGCCATAGCCACCGCGTCGCTTACCGTGCTGTCTCTCTTGTAGGCCGTTATATCCACGACAAAGGTCTTTACGGATGTCGTTATCTGCTCTCCATAGATCATCTCTCCCGAGGAAAGGTCGTTGAACTCTCCTCCGGAGTCTATAGAGCCTATGCCGGCCAAGAAAGTGACCGTACCGGAAGCGACCTTGGCCGTGACACTTAGCCTGTATATATGCCCTTGAGACAACTTGCTACCGAGATATCCCTTGTTGAACAGCACCCATCCCTGATTGCCGGACGAGGACATGACCGTCATATTGCCGCCGGAAGTGGAAGCCGTCAAGGTACCCGTCCCCTTCTTCAGCACGCTCGTATACGTGTCTGATGTCAACGAGGTACCCAACAATATCTCGTCACCCGTTATAATAGCCTTCTCGAAATTAGCGGTCAAGGTCTTATTAGCGTCCCAAGTGACGTTGTGGGTCTGGTTCCCCCCATCGCTCCAGCTGATAAAGCGGTAACCGGAGGCGGGGGTAGCGGATACCGCGCGTACCGTCCCCTCGTCGGCGGCACCTCCCCCGGACACGGTACCGCCCTGTTGCGGGTTGGCTATCAGGGTCACCGTATATTGGGTCACCTGTATCTTGGTGAAATACGCGGTTATCCCCTTGCCTGAGACATCCCATGTAACCAAATGGCGTTGGGCGCCACCATCGCTCCATCTGGAGAACTCATACCCGTCGTTGGGTATAGCCTCCACGTACTCCTGCTCTCCCTCGTATTTGAAAAGCATAGATCCCGGTGTAGGGATCGTCGTACCTCCCTCCTGCGGAGACACGTAGATCCCAACCGTTATCAAGGAGGTTTCTCCAGTGGTCACATACAAGGTCCCGTCACTTTTCTTTCTCACGTCTCCCCCCCCAATGTCACTGGGATTAAGAGTCAAGAAATTATTCCCTGAGCCGAAACCGAACACAAGTTTCTCCGGGGAGACAAACACGCTCTTATCCCCCTTGTGCATATTCAGCTCTGGCATACCCGTATTCTGGTTCACGGCGAAACGCATGATCTCTTCCCCATTATAGGCGATCCTCAAATAACCGTTAGAGATGACAAGCTCCGTCTTAGTACCAAGGGAGTGAAAGATGCCGTTCATGTCCACGGAGCCATCGGTCTTAACTATGAACTTATCATTTACGTTCAAGTTACTTGTTCTTATCGCCTTGGCTATAACGAGAGAAGTGATGAGCAAGTCCGTATCTATCAACTGGGTATTGATAGATGCCCCGTTTATGAGGGTCTTGCCCTTCGCCGCTTGTTCCTTCATCGAGGCGTAATCAGCGTATCCCAGCTGTTTGGCCATCTCGTTTTTGTCCGCCTCGGTAATCGTCTCGATATCGGAGATAAAACCATCGGAGGCCTCATTGACCGCCTCCGCCTTGATCTTCTGCTGGATCGCCTTGTTAGCGTTCTCTATGGCAGTGGCAAGTGAGGCATAGGCGCTGTTGAACGCGGAGAACTTGCTGTCTACAATCTCTTTCTCGGTTATTGTAGTCTTACCGTCCGAAATGGCCGTCTGTATAGATGCCAACAGGTTATCCACCGCTCCCATGAACGTCACCTTGGCGTTCAACAAATCCGTTTTTGGGGTGCCGGAAAGAAAAGGGTTGGTATATAAAGTGTTGTAGGTAGATTCCACCTCTTTCTTGGTGGCGTTCACCGTATTGGTGTACTTCCCTATGGCCACCGCCTCCGATCTGGAGATAATCCCGTCCTCGAACGCCTCGTCCGTGAAGTCCTTCAAGCCCAATATATCGCTCTTGGCGGTATTGGCGCTGTCCATCGCGGACGTGGCGTTTTTGTTCGCCTCATCAGCGGCTTTCTGGGCGTTATCCGAGTATGCCTTAAGATTATCCTGTATTTTTTTGTTCGCGATCTCCACCGCTGAATAGAAATCGCCGCAAGCGGTATTGAACGCCGTGTATTTATCGTTCACATCGGCTATCTCCTCTTCCGTGGCCTTCTTGTCCGCTATGGCCTTGTTTACGGCGTTGATCAGACTATCGATGGAAGAGGATAGGGAGACCTTGGCTGTATCCAAGGACACAAGCTCGGCCCCGTCAAGATAAGGATTGACCCTCAACTCATTATAGGTAGCATCAGCGGATTCCCTCTCGTTGTTAACGATATTGACATATTGGGATATGCTCTTGGTCTCCGCCTCCGATATGATCCCATCGGAGAAGGCCCCGTCAACATAGAGCTTGAAATCATCCACCGATACTTGCACCCCACCGATAGCCTCTTGGGCGGCGTAGACGGCTTCTTGGGCTTCCCTGATGGAATTATTTATGTCTTCCATGTCCGGCTTGTCTGTCAAGTTTTCGAAGCCGGCAGAGCCCGGTTTTATGACTACCTTGCCCGTGAATACGTTCTTGTCGGCGTTCGGGGAAATGACCGTCACTTCCTTATTCAACATCGAGTAAGAGTTGATACCGGAATACAGCTTGAAGCACGGGGCGTCATCGTCATAGGACGATAGATAAACCACGTGTTGCCGGTTGGTATCCGTCTTGTTGCCTATCGTGACGATCGTATCACCCGCCTTCGGGACCATGCTCCCGGGGTCACAATCATCTATCGACAAGTCTATATGATCATCCCCCAAGCCTACGACCCTGCGCCAGTAATACTGGTTACGGACATTATGGGATATCCCGGTCTTCACGTTAAACTCCCGGCATTGGGCCATGTCATCGATGGCGAACTCATTCACGATATCCCTCTCTCCGTCGGTCTGCCGGAAATAGCACCTGTACACGTTGGTGGTGGCACGAGCCGATCCCCCCAAGGAATATAACCGGCTATTCTCGGTGTCATACAAGGGATCGCCGTTAAAGTCATATAAGGCATCCAGCTCTACCGACACCTCCTCCACCCGAATGCACTCCATGCTCGCCGGAGATAATACGATACGCCCTCCCACGTGAGAGAGGTGCTTGATCTCCAACGTGTCGAAATAGGCTTTGAGACGGATGTAGATCTCGTCCGCCTCTATATATGATTTACCGGTCTTTGGGTCCCTTTTCACGAGGAAGCCCGTGCCGAAAGGACCGGCGGCAAAATCCTGAGACTCGATATTATCAGATATCAATCCTCCGAGGAGCTTGATAAGATATTTGGTCTGGTCCGGCTTGTCCTTGCGCAAGAATGTCGCCAACGAGCGAAGGGCGGAGAATACGTTGCTGTCGCTTGCCGGGGTGGAGTCATTGGTACGGATAACGTATACGCCGCTTCCCCCGGAACCGGTATATGTCTGTCCTTTATAAGTCAAGGAATCAACCTTGTCCTCCAATTCACCAAGCCGGCTGTATTGAGTGCTCTCGCCTATAGTATATACAGGAGAATCATAAGGGATATCAAGGCTCATCTCCCAGCCTATAACACGACTGATACGCCCTTCCGACGAGAAGAAAGCGGGATTGACCATCCGCATCCTCTGCCCCACGTCGTAAGTCCGGTTGATCTGGTCTTGATAGACCCATTCCGAGTCCAACGTAGTCGGGTACGTGCCATCGTCAATACTGGTTCTCTTTATATATTCTTTACCCTTGGCCAGAAGCTCCGCCTCCGCCTCCGGTATATATTGGTCGGACACTAATTGTATATTGAATCCGGAAAGTATATATTTATCGCCGTTCTCCGGACGGATCACATCGTCTGGTAACAAGCGGCCATAATCCTCGTTAGCGACGATCTCCCATAATTGCTCGACGGGTTCCGATCCCTCGGGATTAAAAGTGACTCCGAAAGTCATGCCATTAAGTCTCCCGGATTGGAACGTGACCTTCAATTTCTCGCCCTCTATGATATATTCATCCTTGAACACCAATCCGGTATCCTTGTATTGATAAGCCTTGAAAGTCCCCGCCACCTCTCCGTCCGTCTCTATGTTCCTGTCCACGGTCTTAACATCCGACAACGTACCTATCCGTCTGGGATAGATATCGTCAAATACCACCACGTCCTCCACGGCCTCGGCGTTGGTCATGCCGGGATAGGCATCTATATACGGTGTCCCAGATGGGAGCATGAGCCGCTTTTGCACGACACCGTTGACCACGGTCTGCTCATCTACCGGACGATAGTTGGCGGGGATGTTTCTGGTGCCTCCGAACACGTAGATACGTGTGGCGTAAGTACCCTTGCTATCATTACGGGCCATGGAGGAAGCCTCCACGCCCAACTCGATCTTGACGGCGTCGCCGAACTCGCAACGCCCGAAATGGATGATATTATCGGTGATCCAGCAGTCGCAATTCCACTTGCCCTTGGCCGCCATCGAGTAAAGGGCGTCCAAAAGATGGATGTTGTCGTACGACATCAGCATGGCCTTGTTCTCTACCGTGGAATCTATCTCGAAGTCATAATCGACGCCGTTATACGTATATCCGTTAGCTTTCAGGTTACGCAGGAACACGCCCAGTTGCGTGTCAAGAGTGGCGGTAAGGTTCCATCCTGCCTCCTGTCCATGATTTTCCGGGGTATACTTGAATATCTTCGTGTTCCACTCATAATAATAAGCGTCCAACCTTAACTCATAATCATATTTTCCCGGCACCACATTGGGCTTCTGCAAGGATAGGTATTTATATACCTTGGACAACTTACCTCCTAAAGCGTCATCGAGTACCCCTCTCATGTCCACATAGTCGCCCGACTTGAAATCAATAGGCGTTTCAACGCTAAAAGGAAGGGTTATATAGTCCTCCTTCATCAAGGTGAATCTCCCCTTTGCGCCCCGGTTTATAGGGGTCGAGAAACGAGTATTGCCAGATATGTCCTTTATCTCGATCATGAACTCAAAGTTCACGCATATAAGGGGGATGGCAAAAAATCAAGCGGACCTAAAAAAAACAATGACGGGATTGTTGTAATTTTGTTGCTACGCCCTGTCATATGGGTTAGGCTCGACAAATTTGCAAGCCAGTTTGGAGACGGTGCGAGATCCATCCAAGGCATATGACGCTGAGTTTAGGTATACCAACTTATAGGTCTCCCCTAATGCAGGCACACGTAGAGCAACGTTACCCTTATGCAGTTCCGCTACGAAAGCCCTATAATGATCTAGGTATTCCTCTGGTGTCTTTCCGTTTATCGTAAAAGTAAGGTTCACGTTGCGGCTAGCTAACCGAGGATTGGATATTATCATTCTCTTGCCATGCTCAAGACGGCTATCATTCTCAACAAACTCTTTTAATGGAGCGGCCATCGATATGTTCTCAATGAAACCATCCCCCATGATGACACCATACATCATGTATGCGTCACTTCCATTTATATATAATTGCCCTATCATTATATCCCTCCCGTATTTATTTTCACTTGTTCTATGTTTTGTGACATCTTCTTTAATGTCTTATCTATGCTTTTTGTCGTGTCATTTATCTCTTGTATTTCCAAAAACGATTGAACTTGAAAATCCCGTATCTCTCCCGCTATATCCCTTACGGAATCATTGGCGGACAAAACACCTCCAATAGAGGTAACAATACTTGACAACAAGGATGTCTGTGTCAAATTTTGCTCCGAGATTACATTTCCACTTTCCTGTAACGCCGTGAAACGCCCATTCAACTCCGCCGCCTGATCCTGTGTCATGGTCTCGAAACCTCTGGCGGTAGCCTTTTGATCCTCTGTCTTTGTCTCCTTCTCAAGCCCTGCGGCCTCAAATGCAGCATCCCTCTCTTTGGCGGCATCCTCGTATATCTTTTTATAGGTTTCCTGTAAATTCCTTTTTTCTAAATCACTTAACTCTCCATCAGCCATAGCTTCAGAGAATTTTTCATACCATTTTTTGATTCTTTCACTTAATGTCTTGTCAATTATAGTATTGACAATGGCTTGTCTCATATAGTCCTCAAAATGCTCCGCAACTTCGGCCATCGTGGTGTCAGTATCCAGCAGGAGATTCCTAAGCTCCGACCTTGCGGAATCAAAGGATATGCCAGTAAGAGCCTCCTTGCTATCCTCCTCCAGTTCCTTCGTCTTGTCATCCAGATCTATCAATGTCTCAAGATATCCCCTAGCGTCATCATCTATCCTAAACCAAGCTTCCGGGACATCATCCTTGAGTTGCCTTATCACTTCCGGATCAAGCTCGAACAAGCCCTCCGCACGGCCTCCCAACGAGTCCAGATCAATGCCGATAGCCTTCAATTCCTTATCATAAGCCCTCAAATCCCGGATAGCCCTATATCCATAAGAATGAGAACCCGAGCTTGACCCCGCATTAAGCTGGGCCAAGCCTAGTTTCTTGGTCATGTCAATCTGCTTTTCGATAAGATCTTTAGCCCTATTATAAGCCTCCATCGCATCGGCCCCGCTCAATCCATCAAGTAATTCCTGTTGACGGGAGATAACTCCATCCATCACCTCCATGAGGTTATTATAGCTATCGATCGTCTCTTGAGCCACTACATTCTTACCACCACCGAACAATCCTCCTATGGCCTTGCCGATACCTCCGATTATACCGGTAGCGGACGTAATGACACTAAACGGCTTGGTGAGATCTATGCTAGCCAGACTGGACATGACTTGACTCACTCCGTCCAAAGCCTTGGATATGGATTCCGGGACGGAAACACCCAAGTCGGTGAGCATATCAGCAATATTATTCCCAGCAGTAACGATATCCTGCCCTTTCTCTCCCATGGAGTTTATGGCCGATGTCATCTTGACCAAGGAGGATCTACGCTTGTTTAACGATTCCGTCAATTTTTTGTTCGCCATCTCCAAAGCCTCCTTGGATGCGGCCCCGCTAGACTCCAGATCATTCAACTCTTTTTGAGCAACGGCCACTTCCTCTATTGTCTCCTTATACTCATCATACCCTTGGCGTAATTGATCGATAGGCTTTCGATCGGTCATGGCCTCGTTGATTTGCTCGATAGCGTCCGATACCGTCTTGAAATCCTCCTTGCTTATGGTTCCGACAGCGTCTTGAAGGTATTGTTGGAGCTTTTCCTTGATTCCGGACAATGCCTCGGTAGCAACTCTGTCAAGGTTGCCGAACACGGAAGTCCAATCTATATTCTCCTTGAGTTCCTCTAGGTTGATCTTAGAAAGGCTCTCCTTCCTTTTCTTGTCAGCCTCTTTTAAAGCGGAGTCTATCTGTTTGGCGTTCTCCTCGTTTCTCTGGCTCTGCAAAAACTTGACATCCTCATTGTATTGCTTCTCGATATCCTCCCTTTGTTTGGCGTAATCCTTATACTTATCCAATGTACCCTTGAGTAACTCAGCCTCTTTAGCCTGTGTCTCGATCGTTATAGCCGCTAACATATCAGCAAGTAGCTGTAATTGCTCCTGTGGCAATTCAGAAACCTTCGTTGTTGTGGGAGTAAAAGCCTTCCCTTCTTCCTTGGCTTTAGGATTAGCCGCCTCGAACGCCTTTCTCTCGATCTCCTGTTGAGCCTTCAAGAACACCTCCCCTAATTTCGTAACCTCTTGTGTCTGCTTCTTATAATCAAGCCTTAATTGGGCGATACGCTTATCCGATCCCTCTTTCATAGCGTTTATGCGGGTTTGCTGGATCTGCATCTCTACCTCCAATTCCTTATCTTGGATCTTCTTGCGGCCTTCCTCTATAGCCATAAGTCTCTCGGAGGTCTCAACCTTTTCTTTATTGGCGCTAACGCCTTGGGCTTTAATCCTGTTACCTATTTCTCTCTGCTGACTAGACAATTCACGAAGTCTTGATGCTCTTTCCGCTAATTGCTTATTTACGTCTGCCTCTGCTTCCGCTTGTTCCTGCAACGCTTTCCCATTAGAATGCGACAAGGAATTTGTCTCTTTTATGATCTCAAAATGTTCTTGAGCCATATCTACCTCCTCATCATACATTTCTTTTACCAACTTAGAGGCTTCTTTTGAGGCTTCCAGACGTTCTTTATCTGAATAAGCCGCATTTTGAGATTTCTCCCTCAACTCGCTTATTCTAGCCTCAATCTCCGCTCTTTTTGCGATCCAAGCCGTCCGCCTATTCTCTAAAGCGTTCTCACGTCTAGCTAATTTTGCATGTTTATTACCCTTATCTATTATATCGTCCATGAATTTAGAAGCTTTACTCAACGGGTCCTCTATACCGGAAAAACCTTGTGCGATAGCGTTCCCTAAATCTTTCAACCCTTCTCCTACCTCACCGCCTAATATTTTCCATACAGCCGCACCGACTTTTCCCAAAGCATTTAAATGATTCATCAAATGATCTTTGATAAAATCAACTAAATCCTTTGCACCCTCTTTGGGCTTTGTGAACGCCTTATAAAGCCATTCGCCCACATCATCCACCACATCTAATATGGAATCCAAGGTTTGCTTGAAATAAGCACTCGTGACATTCAACGCTTCCTCACCTTCCCTTGTTCGTTTAAACCAAGAAGTCAAGGCCATAAGAGCCAACGATATCCCAGCCAAAACCGACCCTATTGGCGTGGCAATAAATCGCAAGGATGCCTTAGTCAAGCCTTGCATGGCGGAAGCAGATTGCCCTATAGGACCGGGAAGCGCCGATATATTTTTCATCATGTCATTAAGAGAGACGCTTGCGTCATCCAATGCGCTAGCGTAATTACCTACATTTCTTTGATGATTGCCAAGAGAAGCGTCAAGCCGCTTGACCTCCGCATCCACGTTTTTTATCTCTGACAGCAACGCCTTCCCGAAAGAAGAGGATTGCATCGTTGCGCTCATGGAACGATAAAGATCCCTCATCTTCCCCAAGGATAACGACAATTCATCAATAGATCCTTGAGCGGCCTTGTTCAGCTTTACATCGTTACGTATGGATTGCTGGAGAGAGGATATATTCTGCTTGTACTCATATAAGGATCTGGTAAGTTCCTCCCTTCTTTGTTTTTGCTTATCGTTTAACGATCCGTTGTCTTTCTCCTGCTTGGCTAGATTGGCCAGCTCGTTTTTTACCTTAGCCAATGAGCCTTGTTCTCGGATAAGCTTCGCCACATGCTGATCCAATGTCCCGTTTACCTTGGTGATTTCCTCGTTAAGGTTGTCATAAGCCGATCTCTGTTGGTTCACTTGGGCGGTAGCTTGCGTCTGGGCGGCAGACGGAGGAATTACCTCGACCGTTCTTTTGGTCTTTCCGGCCTCGGCGTTCATTTGCTCATATAACGCCTTATAGGATTGCGCAAGCCTAGCTATCTCTTGCTCTTGTCTCTTGCTATCATTGATAGCCGATTGGACTTGTTGGGCTTGCTCCTCCTTTAGCTTTCGTACCTGCTCGGTAAGCTCATCGATCACTTTCTTTTGATCCTCTATCTGGGACAATATGACTTTCGATCTGGGATCATCCACATGGACATCCTTCAAGACCTTCTTTAGCTCCTCTATTTTCTTGATAGCCTCGTCTACTTGCTTGTAATTGGCAGTGATATCTATTGATATGGAAGACATAAACTTTTTTATCCCAAAAGTATGCCTCATCAAGATCGTAAGGAAATGTAAACAAAAAAAGATTGAAACATTATAGGTATTGTTGTGATTTTGTTGTAGGAAGAAATAAAAAAGCCCGAACCGAAAGGACGGAACGAGCATATTTAACATATAGAAATCCCCTCTCCCTAAAATTATCTATATAACTAGGTTGATTAATGAAAGAATAATCGTAAGATAAGAATATCAACGTAAGTAGAATAAAATCACATTACTTCTACTTTTATTTTCTTTACACTTGAACCGTCTCTATCGTTCATAAAATACTCGGATTTTTCTATTATTTCATCTTCCGTTAATTCTGCTTCTTGATATTTTTTTATATCATTTACATTTGAAATCATATAAAGTACCTCTCCTTTTTGTGATGTTAAACTAGAATCCGAAAAATCCATTGCTCCATAAATTATGCCAACACACATATATTTGATCTCTGGTTTGATTCCATAGCCACATATTTCTTTCATACAAGGCAATGCAAATGTCGACACAATCTGAGAAGCTCTCTCTCTAGAAGTCAACTTCAAAGTATTAAGCACATTAGGATATATAATATTTGTCAAAAACAACATATTGGAATTATTCTTATACTTCAACATAGATATAGGGAAATCATTCTTTGTTATTAAAAACAAAGCATATCGCATCGCCCCATAATATGCATTATTCATCATCGCTGAAAACATTTTCTTGTTATTCAACAAAAACTCGTAATTTTTATGAGTTTGATTCAACGTATCTAAATGAGAAGACAAAACATCCACCATGTCTAAAAATGAACCATATACAATAGCGTCTGTTTCTCTATTCACTTTAAGAGCTAAACTTAAAGTCAAATACGACAATTTGCACTTTGATGAATTTATCTCAATTTCAGATAAAAATTGCTTTGGAATAATATTGTTTTGACAAAAGCAAGTTATATTCAAAGAGAACAGGCATAAAAGCATTAATATTTTTCTCATGACTTGATTTAGTTTAGTTAATGATGAAGCAAAGATAGATACCAATGTTAACAAATCAAAATAAATACGGATAAAATTACATGTTAGATAACATATTTATAAAATTAAGTAGTACAAACCTTGCCAACGAAGTATATCTCCTACGCTACTTGAAGCATATATTAAATGGCAAGGTAAGTATATGTTCTATTCCAAATCACAACATTACAGCAACTTGCTTTTCCACGGCTTTTTTTATGAAAGCATTAATGGAAACGCCTGCTTGCTTTGCCAGAACAGCCACTCTACTATGAAGTTCCGGTGATAAACGAACGTTCAATGAACCGGAATAGCTCTTATGCGGCTCAATCCCCTCTTCCTCGCAATACGCCAGATAATCATCTACAGCCTCGTGGAAAGCCGTTGTAAGTTCCCGCACGCTTTCCCCCTCAAAATTAACAAGACCATCAATGCCTTCTATCTTTCCAAAGAAAACATTGTCCTTCTCGCTAAAAGATACAGACCCGATATAGCCTTTGTAAGTCAATGTATTCATATTTGTACTTGTCTATCTCTTTTTTCCGAACAACTCGGAATGACTACCAATTCTAAGCAAGTCGATTATTTCTCCGTCAATCCAAATAAGAAGAAAATCCCCTTCTATATGGCATTCCATACACCCTTTATACTCACCTTTCAACATGTGAGGTTTGTATTCTTGTGGAATCGGATGGTCATTTATAAGTAGATTTGCGATATATTCAAAAGCTGCGATTTTTTTGGGGAATTTCTGAATACGTTTGAAATCTTTCTTAAACTGGCTTGTTGGGTGTAATTTCTTTTTCACTTCATTAATTCCTCCATCAAGCTATCCACGCTGTCGAACGTTTCTTTATTCTTGGTCGTACGTGCTTCCCTTATAGCCGCTATCGTTTCCTCGTTTGGCTCGGAGTATACAGCGTCCATCAAGGTGCTCTCTACGAAATTATTCAGGCTCCTGTTCGCTTTCTTGGCTTGTTCCTGCAATATTTGCAACAAGTCCTCACGTAAACGGAACGAGGTTTGCTTTCTTATTACTGCTTCCATATTACTTCTGTATTATATTGTATCGCAAAGGTAATGCATTATATGCAGAAAACAAACTTTCATGATTTTTATTTTGAGATCATTGAAGATAACATCATTCCACCTTTATCTTCAATGGGTGACCGCAGTTAGGGCATTTATATCCACCATCAATCTCTTTTTGCACTTCGGAAGGGGATGCGAAGAGTTCTGTTATTGGACAGCCTATTGCATCCATGATTCTTATTCAGCAGTTGCTTTGTAAACTTTCCCATCAATTTTAAAATAAACACCTTGTGGATAATATGGCTCATTTGTGAAAAAATCTATAAATGGTATATCCATTGTTCTTGCTACTTTATAAAGGAAATCATGTGTCGGATATTGCATTTTTTTATTAAACATATAAGCAGACATCCCTAATTTTTAAGCAACTGTATTAGGAGATATATGATGCTGTTTAAGGCATTCGTTAGTTCTTAGCTGAAAAAATCCATTTTGAATATGATTTTCCATAAAATCTAACTTCGTTGTACTTGTTGTTTTAAATGTGTTTAATGTCGGATTTATAAGATTTATATAGAATTGTTCTCGAACTCTTATGTCTCCTATTATAATTCTCTCAATTATGTATACGATAATAGATTGATTCCTGTTATATGCGTTTTGAACAGATTTTGCATTATATTCGCCTTTGGGAAGTGCGGTAATATAATTATTTACCCTGTTTTTTAAGTTCCAAGTTGAGCCTATATAATTATCATCTCCAATTTTTAGCATGTAAACAACTGGATGTACTTCTTCTGTGAACCATGTGAGTGTATTATTTTTATATACACAGCACTTTTCTAATAAATCGTAGTCGAACATAGTATCTAAATAAATTACAACTTTTCTGCTAACTTCTTAATATCTTCCTTGCTATTGATTACATGGGTGATGTTGCCTATTCGGACAGCTCCAATTACTTCTGCATCAGTTTGTCTTGTTGACGCAAACAAATCCCTAAACTCTACGTCAAGATATTTAGCAATCTCAATTAGTGTAGGTATAGAAACCCCCTTGCCGCCATTTATTATATTGCTAATATACTGAGGAGCCTTGCCCATTCTATCTGCAAGTTCTTTTGACGTCATATTCTTATCCGAAAGAATATCCTTTATCCTTAATTTGAAAATATCTGTATTTTCTGTCATAAATATTTTTTATGCAAATATAGTCTTATTATGTAGTTGTAAAGAAAATAGGTTTATTAAAGTATCTTAAATAATCGCATTTTCTTTACTTTTTACTGTTTAGTAAAGAAAATAGGTTTACATTTGCATCATCAAAATAAAATAACAGTACAATGGCAACACAGAAATACAACAAGAGTGAGATCATGAAAGACGCATGGAGATTATTCAGACTTTACCGAAAATTCTCTTGGTCTTTTGGCAAGTGCCTTTCTATAGCATGGGATAATGCCAAGATAGAGATAAAAAATAATGAGGCCAAAGCCAAGAGATTGGCAGAGGAAGAAGCTAGACGCATCGAGTATCGCAAGCATGTTGTCTTATCTCATGTCGGTATGGCTAGCCTTTACGGTAACAGGGTTTATTCGGGTGATTGATAACTATACATTAATAATATAAGGATATGGAAACGATAGAGGTATTGAAGAACGTGCAAAGAATTGCGTTGGAGTGTATGATCGGAAGGAAACCGGTACATATAAATGTAGGCGTTATGCCGGAGACGGGTGGTTTATGCGTCACCGTACAGGACAGGTCTCACGATGTGGTCTACATGGAGATATTCAATGACTGGATGCCGGATCACAAGGAATGGAATAAAAAGACCTACGATAGATTCATGAGCGTAATTAGCGACATGACTTGCAGGCTTGCGGGATAACTCGAACGACGGGGAGAGGATCGGAAGTAGATGCCCCTCCGGTAATACGGCCGGAGGGATTTTACAACAATAGCTCCATTGTGGTTTTTCGAGCCTTGAAAAAATAGGCCACGGATTTTGTCATATATAATTTTGTGATATGAAAATGATCGCTCATGTGACGGTAGCGAAAGAAGATATTTAAGGGCATTGATTCCAGTTGCAGACCGTCACAATAGGCAACTTCAATCTGTGCCCTTCGCTTTTTGCCTTGTCAAGCGAGACTGGTAATAAGCAGGTAGGACGGCATACACCGGGGTTCAAGTCCCCGGCTACCACTTCGGTCAAAATAAAATCCTCAAAGGTAGTGCTTGACCGAGCTACCAATGAGGATAATATTAACCTTTATAACTGCACAAAGTTATGAATAATATTCGAATTTTCCAAAATGAGCAGTTCGGACAAGTAAGAATTGCGATGAATGAGAATGGAGAGCCGTTGTTTTGCTTGGCAGATGTAGCAAAGGCACTTGGTTATAGTAGACCAGCTGACGCTGTTTCACAGCATTGTAAGGGGGTCGCCATTTTACCGACCCCCACTGTAAACCAGTACGGAGCAACGGTTATGCAGGAAATGAAGTATGGCAAAGAAGGAGAAGTGTATCGTTTGACAATGAAATCAAAATTACCAGATGCCGAAAAATTTCAAGATTGGGTATGTGATGAAGTCTTACCTTCTATCCGGAAAACCGGAGGCTACATGATATCCAAACCGGAAGATACTCCTGAGGAACTTATGGCACGTGCCCTTCTAGTCGCTCAAGACGCATTGAGGAGACGTGAGGAGCGGATCGCCAACCTAGAGCAACAAACCGCCCTTCAAAGCGAGGAACTTCAAGCCGCTGCCCCAAAGGTCAATTACTACGAGAAGGTATTGCAAAGCACCAGCACGTATAACACCAACCAGATCGCCAAGGAGCTAGGAATGAGTGCCGTCACATTGAACCAAAAGCTGAGAGAGATGGGCGTACAATACAAGCAAGGCGGTCAATGGCTATTGACACACAAGTATCAAGACGAGGACTACACGAGAACAAGGACATATCCATACGTCCAGCGTGACGGAACGCCCGGAACGGCGATGCAAACCGTATGGACGGAAAGAGGACGGGAGTTCATCCACGGTCTTTTTGACCTAAAGAGTACCATCGTGTCCGGGGTGAAGGAATTGTCACGCATATATAACAACATGGACGAACTTGAGAGAAAGGAAGATGTATTCAGCGAGCCTTTATATACGGACATGTCTAAGATAGACGCAATGTACGAGGCTTTCCAATCCATTTATTGCAAGTCCAAAATGACCGTAAATGATCGCAAGAAGTTCCTGTTTGTGATAATCTTGTTGTATTGCCCCAAAAAGTTGGCAGGGAAGAAAATGAAAAGCGGATTACGTGATAAGATAGCGAACATCCTACACATGAGACAACATTCCACCCTTTCCAACAACGTGAAAGATCTTGTCAAGGAATATGACTCTGATCCTAATTTCAAGAAAGACGTAAGCAAGGCGTACAATTTCATCACTCAAAATATAACTCCGGATATAAACAATCATCTATTATCCAGATTAGGATGAATGACCCCAAAAACCTTAACTATGATAACTTGTGAACTATTAAATGATTGATTGAATATGAAAGACATAAACACGATACTAAACGAAATGCTTTTAACGTCCCAAAGGGACAAGAAGGCGATGGAGCGATTCAACCGGCAATCCTTGAAAATGGAGAGGCTTATCGACGAGCTGGAGAGGGCTTGCGGATTTAGCGGCACCAAGCCCAAGCCACATATGACCGTGTCGGTATACAACAACGGGAGGTCAAAGCATAGACAATTTGATCTCAAAGCGCTGAATACACACTTGATAGCCCAATAATAATGCGAGAAAGGATGTGTTGAGAAGACACATCCTTTCTATACAACCTCTTTATGTTTCTGTAAATATAAATCTCGAAGATATATACTCATTAATCGCACCAATGATTGTATAGAAACCTTGACCTCTTCACATTTTCCTGTTTCAGGATCGCATAATTCCATTTTTTCAGGGGAATAATATATAAAATGCTTTATGTCATTAAACATCTCATGACCAATATTCCTAAAGAGAGCATTAAGCGCACATTCCTCTACATCATAAGCGGTAACAGGATTATCCTTCTCCATTTCTTTAATAAGCAAATCCTTATTATTATCAATGGTCTCTTTTGCGTTAGAAGCATTAAATAACGCATTACCTAAAGGTGTCATTTTTAAAGGGCTTGCCTTTCTAGCCAATTTATCTATCATATCATTGTCAAATCTCATTATCCATTTATTTACCTCAACAACCATACCATTAGTTGATTCAACAGTATCATACAGACGGTCATACTTTTCGCTAAATTCTCGTAACAGATCTCTATGGGATTCACATGGAAGTTCATCTACTTTATTTTTAGTATCTTCCAATTTTAAATGATACTTTGATATTTTCCATGTTACAAATATAGCTATTAAGATAACCGCAAACCATGGAGCATTGTTCAATAGGTATGTCAATATAGGTGCCATTGTCGTATTAGTTAGTAATTGAACTTATAGATATTTCATTCGCCTGCTTATCATGTACAAATGTAATATCTTTTTTTATACAAAACACAATAATTGATTAAATGTTTAATAAAACACAAAATTAAGCGTAACTGATATTATATCAGTTACGCTTAGCTTATGATCCTAGTCATCAAATTTTTTTATCCTCCGTTCCTTCTCGCTAACATATCCTTTCCGGACATTTTCACGACCTTTTTCCCATGACAGATACGGAGCTTGTCCTTTTGCATCATCAAAAGGTTTTGATAAGGGATAACCTCCATCACCTCATGGTAAGATAAATGTAAATTCTCCATGAACGTGGCTATCTGTCCGAACAACGTGTCATTACCTATCACCTCTGTTCCGCCGCCATTCTCGCTACGCTCTTCGCTAAGGCGGCAGAAACGAAAAAATCATCCACGTGTATTAACTTTATGATATCCTCGAAAATGGTTTTCAATTCCTCCAAGGTACAATTATCAAAATCGTTCGATAAACATGCGGATTTTCTCTCCCATTCCTCCACATCTCCAACGATAACGCATGATATTCCACGGCTGATATAACGGATATTATCCGGTACCATGAAAAGGGCATCTACCCAAGTGGCCTCGTTAGGTACAGATACCATTGAGAACCAAGTAATGGCCCTACATAATACCTTTATAGCCGGGGGATATACGGTTATGGCCTTCCCGTTGACGACCACGGTAGCGAACCTCCTCCCATTGATCGCCTCGCTTACTTCCTCTGCCGCTTTATTCATGTTGAAAAGATAAGGGAAGGTTAAATACCCTCCCGATTATATATCCAAGTTAAATAGAAGAATTGACTACGCTATCAGCCCACCAATATTCAGGATTAAGTTCTTTCGTCTCCGGCTCCATTGGAGTAGCAGCGACAGCCAAGCCGATAGCGCCGTCCGTATCGGCACCTCGGCCAACGATAGCCGCCTTTGGGAATACGATCCACACATCATCCTCAGTCTCTGCAATCACGCATTTATAGATCTCTTGATACCCTCGGGCTCTCTGCCACCCTGTAGCGGTAGCCGTTCCTCCTTGCAAATCCGCTTTCGTCTGGAAATCATATTGCCCAATAGTGAAGGAGACTTGAACGGAACCTTGTTCTTGGGTTTGTCTATAGGTATTCTTAGACAACTGGTTCTTGTACTCGGTCACGCTAGCCTCAGCCTCCTCATAACTCCAAGTATCTTGATGCACGTTAATGACCTCCGTCAAGGTTTCCCCGGACAAGAGGGTCTTTAATTTCGTGGGATCAAACGAAGAGTCCGTGATAACCGGACCATAATACAGTTTCTTGATACCCACGGCCATAATCTTTTCGTTAGCCATATCTTATCTCATTTTAAAATTAGCAACCTTAATAAATAATCTCACGTTAACGAAGAAAGAGTCCGTATCCGGATCTTCCTCCGTGGACAAGTCCTCTATCGAGTATTTTCCCCTATTACCGCCGTACTCAAAATAGCAAGACAAGAAATTTATCTCCGCTATCTGTTGAAGCTCGTTCAGCCTTGTATTATTAGGCGTCTTGTAGCCCATGGACTCCAAGCAAGGCACTAGGATATTGATATTAGCGTATCCCATGCTCCAAGGCGTATTGGACATCGTCCCCATGTGGACAACAATCCTTTCCGGAACCTTGCCCTTTTTATAGGGGGGATGCCTGTCCTTATATACAGGTATGCCGTAATAGGCCTCCTTGAGCTTACGGTAAAGCAAATCCTTTATATCCTCGGTGGACATCATGGTTTAAGCAATTCTTTTATCTCTATCATAGCGCTATCCATAACGTCCAGCCCTTTGGCATTGACATAGCTAGCGTACCCCATACCGGCTACAACCACCATCGTATAACCATTCTTGGCAGAAGTTGCCAGTTCCGTAGCTAGCTTACGTCCCTCTTCGCTACCCAACGTTCCATCTCCGCTAGGCCCATTAGCCCAGAAATCGACATCCTTACCCTCCTTGGTGGTAAACTTAGCTCTTTGCATGTTAGGTCCGAACCCCGCAACTTTCTTGAAACCACCCTCCCTGATAACCTTGCCGTTATAGGCTAGCACATAGCCTATCGAGCTTCTAAGGTTTCCAGTCCTATTCACGTATTGACCGCTTTTGACAGCCTTTTGAATAGCGGCCTCACCCGTTTGGACAAGTTTATTTATCACCTTATCGTCCAAGGATTTCAATTCCTGTTCCAAATCAGACAAATCAAACCTGACCTTTATATCCATATCTCTGAATAGTTTAGGAAGTTACACATAAGAGGCTTCAAAACCTCGCCTTCACCACGTATATTACCATCTTGATCCAAGACCCGGACCATAGTGCCTATAGGAATAAGATGTTTTCCCTTAATGACAACATGATAATCATAGACACGCATTTCACCGCCTACTCCAATCAGCTTACCGGCTCCGTTATCATCGCACCTACATGTTGACACTAGCTCCCAACATTCCGATCCCGATCCTTCCACAGGATCGCCATTATCGTCAATATCGGGTTCCTTGACAACTTTTCGTTCTAATATGTGAGGAGCGTATATCATAGCAATCTAACCGTAGCCTTTTCATTTAACTCGTCCTTTATCCCATTCTTTTTGCAAAGGAAGGAATAGTAAGATTTAACACCATTGATATCCCAAGCCATAGAGAACCCGCTTTCATTGACAGACGTAGCTCTCAATAGTAAAGATGGAATAAACCTAGCGATCGCCACAGAAACTCTAACATGGCAATCCTTGCACATCTCATCCTCTCCACTGACCTCAGCATTCAAACATATGTCCAAAAGGTCAGCTTCCGATAAATCGATACCGAAAGCTTGGAACCTTTGTCTTATGTAGTCATTTACCGTCATACAGCGTTCATTGTATCTAAGTCAATGATCACGATCTTATTTGGAGATGTATACTCCGGAATCCATTCCGCTCCGTATTCCATAAATCGACCCTCATCTGTACGGACATTAGAGATATACATACCTCCCTCTGAACGGGTATAGCTTTTGCCCGGCACAGGATCGGTTATTTCATATGGAGTATGCCATCTCATCTTGCCTTGCTTCGGTGTCGTGAACAGTGATATGCGGTTATCCTTAAACACTTGCTTGAAGCCTCCATCCGGTAATTCCACCAAATCTTCATTAATAACGATAGAAGGAAGCCCCAAACCTTGGAAGATAGTCGTGGCCATCTCGCTGGACATCAATCCAGAGGATAGTTGTACTTCTTTTTGGGCGAAGGATTGCTTATAAAATTCACCGAAATCGGACGATCCTACGATAGAATTAATGAATGTCTTCCGTGACATCTCCATAGATAGGAAAACTCCAAATTTAGTTCTCAACTCCACGACCTGATCCATAAGGTACTTTACGAAATGAGACTTATCCGAGGTTTGAGGAGTTATTTTATGAACAGGCAAAACCATGTCCAACAACTCTATTCCTTGAGGATTATCATCGACTTTTACGGAAGCCTTTCCGTCGGAGCGCAAATCACCATCCACGATATCCATGCGCTTATGAGGAGCAAGGAGAATCTGTCTCATATCATCCACAATATAAGCGATAATATCGTCCAATACGGTTCGCTGATCTTGCGTTCTTGAGGTATTGAATTTGGTAATAAGCTCTTGTAGCATATCCAAACGATCATTATCCATCTGATAACGATCTCCTAAATAAGCAACCTCCCCATACCCTGATCCAAGGGATTTACGCTCTCTCAATGGCTTATTTGAGTTCCGATCAATAATAGAACCCGCAGTAACGCCTGTTACCGTACCTAGATAGGTCTTAAACACCCTAGATTTAGTCTCCTCAAAATCAAGATGTTTTTTCCAGAAAATAGTATCTAGGCGAAGCGCTTGCACCCTGTCAATGACCGCCTTTACAATATTAGGGTCATTCAATAATGTTTGAATTGTCAAATACATAAATCCTCCTTCTTAATACGTGAACATAAATCTATCGCCCAATGACTCCTTGTCTTTATCCGAGATAGGGACAATCAGTCGGGTAGGCCTAATCTCATAGGCTTGTCCCACGGCTGTGATAGTGGCCCCATCCTCAACTTTCGTCCAAGCGTAATTCAGTGCCATAGCCATGGCCTTAGGAGTTTTTCCAGCAGCGGATGAAGCCTCAAACAACACCGCATCTTTTTTAGCCGCCAATGTGGGTGAGGCCGCCAATGTTATCGTGTCATATTCCAGTCCCGACTTATCAATAGCCTCTACGGTACCACCATTAGTTCCATTTCCCAAATGCATTCCTACGTAAGCCAATGAATTCTTATTTATTTTCAAAGAAGTTCCACCAGCTATAATTTCTTCGGCTACTGTCACGTTAATGACAACTTTTGCCGTTCTAGTTTTAAAATCTAGTACCAAGGGGGTACAAGGAGGAATATTCTTAACCCCCGATAGGTTAGATATATCCAAATTAAAACCGCCAGAATATCGATATACCGTATCATAACGGCACATCTCCGGCATATTAGGCTCAATCGGATTTAAATCATACTTAACACCTGCCGACATAATTTTATACCTTAAAATTTAACTTTGTTTCTTTATCTCTTCTGTACCTTTATTGATAAGATTCGCAATATCGTCAGAGTTCTTCTCTTCAGAGACACCGATCTCCGGAGATATTACGCCCGCTAATCCTGCATTGACAAATGTCTGCTTAGCGTCTTTCATAAAAATATCCAAGTCTGCATCTTGTGCGACTTTCAATATAGGGATGAGCGTTTCGGGAATGCCATACTCCTTAGCCTTAGCAAGAACTTGCTCTTGACGTGTAGCCTGAACTTTTTCCGCCTCAAGCTGAGTAAGCTTATCGGACAGGGGTTTTACAGCAGCATTTACCGCTTCAACCACCAATCTTGCGAGATCAGGCTTTTCATCTGTTTTTTCTTCTGGCTTAACTCCCGTTTTATTGCCCTTAGCTTTCAGCTCATCCAGTTCTTTCTTATAGTCCGAACCCTCTTTTCGTACTCTATCGAAATTCTGCTGGAAAGCCCTTAAAGCTGCTTCCTGCCCCTGAATAACAGTTGCGAGGTTTTCATCATTTACAAGCCCAGTTGCTGCCAAAGACTCAGCATACCCCTGAAGCACCTCTTCGCTTACACCATACTTCGAGGAAAAAGTTTGTTTTAAGCTCTGAAAAATCTTTTCTTTCATACCGTATGAATTTTGTTTAAAATCTTTGGGATAAAAGTAGCTGGAGTATATAATAGAATAAAATACCGAGAGGCATGGTATACAACAATGAGTTCATTGTTGTAAATTAATGATCATCATCACCATCACCGCTATTCTCTTCCTCTATTTCTTTAAGTACCTCATCCACCCTTTCCGCATTACCGGCAAATAAAATACCTTCTCTCCTACTCCAGATCTTTCCGTTTATCGCATTAGTAGCCGTATAAACCCTCTCATCTATATCATCGATCATATACGGAACCAGATCAACATCTATGTCTATTGTTTGTGACGCTTTCATAAATTGACTGGGATTGATATCTCCCATTGCTGATACTAAAAAATTAACCCTTCTCTGGAAAAACTCCCCTATTATCTCCGCATGGTTCGAAACCGCCATATGAGCTCCCATAAAGATATATCTAAAAGCCTTTCCTGATACGGCATTGCCTATACCTTTCAACTCTTGGGGAGAAATACGAGGTGTATTGGTCATATCATAGGCTCTATTAGTCAGTCCCTCAAGCTCTAGACGAACAGTGTCCGGGACTTGATTCCATGTTAAATATTGAGCGTTAGCCCCCGGTCCAGTAAGTTGAATCATACGATTCTTCCTCTTCCCAGAGAAGTTTTCTATGTCTCCGAACAACATCAAGTAAGGGAAGAAATGATAGTCTATACAATCGGCGTAATTAGATAAAACCTTCTCTATTCTCACACGCAATGGCTTGATCTTATGGCAGTAATTTTCAGAACGATAGCAATACATTACCGGAAGTTTTGAGAATAGATGTCTAAAGGATGATTCCCTCTTCTCTTGCCATGCATCACTATTCTCCCATTGATATACATGAGTGGATGTTATCGTCTGGAAACATATTATCTCATTATCATCCAAATCCTTTTTTTTATACTCTCTTGAGAAAGCGACCAAATCGTTTGAATCATCAAAAAATGGATATAATTTATCTCCTCTGAAAGGAGACCATATAACACTCCTCAATTTATAAGAAGGAAATACGTTCCCTGAAAAAACCATCTTGATCTTATTCCTTAGCTTAGTCCAAAATGAATCGTCTTCCACGACATACCAATATTCCGCACATTCTTGTTCCGACAGCCAAGATCGCACCTCCCGTTTGTTTTGATACTTGATCTTGTTTTTCTTCAAGGTCTGCTGAATAGCCGCAAAAAGTGCCTTTTCCGCATCGTTAGAAGGGGCACAGTCCATTTTAGGCTCTATTCCTACGGTAAACGCCGTTTGAATATTTGTTATATCCTGCTCAAGAGGAATAGATATACGATTACAAGGCTCAGTATGTTTCTTGGCTGGAATTTCCATATATTCACCGGTGTCGTGATTATAAGCTTTTCCCTCTTTCTCATCCACGATTTCTATATCCGGGTATTTCTCTTTATCCGTTATAATCTCATGCAGATCTGGATTCCAGTCGGCCATATTCTCTCTATTGTCGGGGAGAGGGGTTCTTCTCCCTTTCTTTAAATACTCGATCTTCTGATCTATATCTTCTAACGCTAAAATCTCTTCAAGTGTCATAATTTTACGTTTTAATGTCCAAATATTCCGGAATAATCCCTAGGCTTTAAAACACGCCCCAAAAGACAACCCAATACATAATATCTAATGGCATCCATCAAATGATTATATTCATCTACCGGCTCATTGATGTAGTTCCCATCCTTATCTTTGTCCCAAACATATTTCCGAAGTTCAGTAATAAGATTGTAAGAGCGTTCTGTTACAAAGAACTCCATGTCTTTAATCTTATCAATACCCGCTTTGATTGAGCCGGGAAACTTATCTACCGGATAGATATTCACGCCTCTGTTCTTTATCTCTTGAATCAAGCGAGGATCTTGCGAATCGGCAAAAACTTTCATAGAGAAAGGCTTTAGCCTGTTGGCAATAGCTGACGAAAGCATATCCGTTTCATAGAAAAGTTCATCAACATACAAACGGTTATCAATGATGCCACATCTTACAGCAGCGGAAGGATCATTAGTAAATCCGAAGTCCTGCCCTATTCCTACCTTTTTGCATTCCCGTGGGAACTCTTTCACAATACCCCATTTCTTAAATACTGCACCTTCCGCAACATCAGCCCATCTACCGATAACCACATGAGCATATTTATCTGGATTATCCTCTTTCATTCGTCTCACCTCTCCAAGAAATTGGGGCGATAAGTTATCAATATTATCCAAATAGGTCGTATGTATATGTAATACATTTGGATGAGTAGATATCTGCACCTGCACACCGTCTATCTCCACCAGCTTATGAGTATTCTCAATATACTTCTTATAGATAAAATGATTGGAATCTGTGGGATTCATTATTATGATAATCCGGTTCTGAATCCCCTTTTGGCGTATGGACAACATTATTTTGTCGAAGTCGGATTCTGAAGTCCATTCCTCCGCCTCATCACACACAAAGGTCGTAAGCCCTTTAATTGATTTGAGCCGTGCCGTCTGATTTCCGGACGATGTTTTTATTCCACGAAAGAGGATTTTGCTATCTGAGTAATTATTGATGATATCCTTATTAGTTATATCAAAAAACTCATCCGTTCCCTCCAACTCAATCTTCTCCTGCAACTCCGGAATCACTGACATGGAAGCGGCAACCATCGTATAACGACAAAATAAGATTATATGCCCAGACTCAAAAGATAGTCGCTCTATAAAAGTAGAGGCATTAAAACTTTTTCCACTGCCCCTACCTCCCGTTATAAGAATGATAAATTTATCAGCATCCTCATACAAGGGCTTGTAAGGTAATTGGGGTTTTATGTTAAATACCGGGACCATTCCTAAAAAGATTTAATCCACTCAGATATTTTCTTGCTACCCTTCTCATTCGTTCCCTGATCATCTTGTTTATCGGATAATCCAAGTTTCCTAGCGATAATATTTGCGTTAAACGCTCCCACTACCGCACCTTCGAATTGTTGAGTCTCAATTACGCTCTCTATACGCGATATGACCGTAGAAAAATCTCTATGGTTCTTAGCCTTAAATTGCCTCCAATACGCCTCGTTAGCGTCACAGTAAAGCATAAACCCGCTTAAACTATAAGGCCTTTGCGTCGGGGTCTCCTCCTTTTCCTTGGTCTTGCCTTTGGTCTTATTCTTAACTACCTTCCAAGGATGCTTATCACACCATTCAAAATATTCACATGCAGATTCCCATAGCAACTCAGGCGTGGCAAATAACTTGTCACGCCCATGCTTGTTCCTTAGTTTCCAAAACTGATTTCCTCTTGGTGCCGCACACATATCTCAATATTTTGTTATCCAAAGATATATATGACCAATAGCACATCATAAATAAAGATTTATTTATTCACAACATCACCCAAGTTGTTGTGTTTTATTTTCTAGATATTTTCCCAAACGTAATATTATCTCCTTATATATCCTTTCAACGTCTTGACGAAAATATTTATAGAGTTGATAGGAAAATACTAAATTGTTAGTGTTGTTGGATACTACCGATTTTTCCTTTATAGGAAATACCTCAGCTAGTTTTTCCCTTAAACCAGCCCTCATTTTTCCACCAGCTAAGGTTGTAGGTGAATAAAGATATAAGATTATGAAAATGAATTTTTTCCTTTGGGAGACATTCCCTTTTGGAAGTTCTTTACCATCAAGGGCTATCTCCTTGAACCACTCATATAGGGTATCGATCATGCCCAAGTCGGTTAACACAGGTTTAGCGATCTCCGATTCACGCTCAGAGAGTCTGTACTTTTGCTCACGAATGGATTTGAGCTCAAAAATATTTGAAAACATATTTTCGTAACTTTAAGTTACGCACCTGTCCCGCAAATATAATGAATAATATACATGACGGCTACACTGTATCCATAAAATATGTTATTGATCATAATTGGGAGTTGAGAAGGAAAAACGTTATATTTGTCACGATGGAGAATTAAGACATCAAAAATCCTATAAAAAACGCCTTTTACGTGTATTTTTACGTGTAACAACAAAAATAGCCTTGACAATCAGTAGATTACCAAGGCTATTGTGGAGATGGAGAGA